ATGAGATACGATTGGGACGAAGCAAAGCGCCAGAGCAACATCGCCAAGCATGGCGTTGATTTTTCTGCTGCTGAAAACTTCGAGTGGGATATGGCGCTCGTCATGACAAGCCGCAGCGCAAATGAGCCTCGCCTCATTGCCGTTGCCCCAATCAATCTCCGCCTGCATGTGCTGGTTTTCAGCATTGAAACACGTATCGTCCGCATCATCAGCCTGCGAAAGGCCAACAAACGGGAGGCAAAGCTCTATGCCGCGCAAACCTGAATTTATCATGCCTACGGATGAGGAAGATGCCCTGATCAATCGGGGTATATCTCTGGATGCAGATAGCCCGGAGTTGACTGCTGAGGATTTCTTCAATGCCAAACCCGCATCCGTAGCCGTGCCAGAACTAGCAGCGCAGCGCAGGGTGCGCGGGCCACAAAAAGCACCTACCAAAAGGCTGGTATCTATCCGGCTTGATCCTGATTTGATTGACAGGCTGAAGCAGGATGGCCCCGGTTGGCAGCGCAGAGTTAACGATATGTTGCGGCAAGCTGTTGGTATGACTAGATAATTTTTCCCTAACTATTCCGCCAAAAATCCGACCGCACCACCAGCGCGTGCCAGCCTACAACAAAGATAATGGTGGCGAGGAAAACTCCCCCGCCACCAACAATCATGCCGCACTCAAAATCTGACATCATGCGGACTGGATGGCCGCGTTATCGGCCTTGCACTTGGCAAAGATGGCCTGAATATCCGCCACACTCGGCCCGGTCTTGCTCTTGGATTGCTCCAGGGCTTCCTTGACCGTTTCATACACTTCCGGCCCGTATTTCTCGGCCAGACCAGCCACGGTGCCGACTACGCCCAGGATGGCGCTGACTTCTGTTGCTTTCATGTTATTTGCTCCCGCCAAGAGCTGCGCAGGCGTCCGGCGTAGTGCCGGTTTTCAGGCCTGCCCAGCAGGTTTCGAATGATAGAAAATCGGTCTGGAGTGCATTCACACCTGTCTGGGTGATGCTGTTGCCGTTCTCAATGGAAGTTTCAAGCGACTGGATTTCGTTGAACACAGACTGACTGGCACGTTTGGCAATGGCCTTCTGCGTATCAGTCAGTGCCACGCCCGGCACCTTCCCGGCCATTACATCCGGCATCGGGGTAGCCAACACATGGTAGGCGCTGTCCGTATCGAAAACAGCCTGGTTCAGTTTGGCCTGCTTTGTCGTACCACAGGCAGCAAGGAGAGGCAGTAGCCCCAGAGCGAGAAGTGCTTTCTTCATTTCGTATCGTCTTTCGGAATGGTCACAACAGAACCGGGCCCAACCTTGGGCGGTTCAGATTTGGAAGAGGCTGCACCTCGCAGCGTGACGGCTGCGTTGGCTGCGTACTTCCAGTTGAAAGCAAGGAAGTTGATGATCCGGTAAACCAGCCACAGCTTGCCTGACTGATTGGCCGGAAGTGGGATCAGAGTTGCCGCAAATCCTGCTGAGGCGAATGCAGCGCAGGCATACAGCACCCACGTTGCTTCTGGCTGAGGAAGGGCTGTCACCATGGCGGGCAGAGACAGGCCGGCGGCAACGGCCTTGGCGGTCTGTGCCAGAACGGCAGAGCGTTTTGGCGCTACGGGAACATGTGCGTCAGTCATGTGCCATGCCGCCGCGTAAGCTGGGTGGAAGTGTGTTTACGTCCACAACCTCAATCATGAGGTTTCCGTTCGGGCTGCGATGCACATTTTTCCGCAGATCTTCGCGCATTTCTTCCGCCATCATGCGCGCAATCCTGCGCAGTTCGTTTTCGGTGTAAAACCCCATGGTTTTCCTTTCTGAGTAATCGCCATGCCAACTGGCGCATAAGAGGCAGGAGAACCCTCCTCATGCATTGATGGCCTGCTGGAATAGAGATGTGTTTGCGCTGGCATTGGCCTGCCCCAACACCGTGTTGTAGTACTGCTTATGATAGGCACTGAGGGCTGCGGCATCTGTGGCCGAGGGCAATGGTTCAGGTGTGCGCAGGTATTGCACTCTGCACATGCAGGCTGAATAAGCCCTGTTCTGTACAAGGTTTTCTGCTCCAGGCAGACCAGTCAAACTGCTTGCCGCCAGAACGCGGTTAGCAAGATCGGGTCGGTAACGCAGAAAGTTCCGCCAGATATCATCGTGTGTTCTGGGTTCCATCTGGAACCAGCCCAGCGCAGGTCCGTTGATTTGCCGGTCATGGATAAACCCACTTTCGACAAGCCCTGTTCCTGTCACCAGATTAACTGCTGCTTCACCACTAAGGTTGATAGCTTCCAATGCTGGAAGAATAGTCAGGTGCTTGATGACAGAAAGGTTTGCTCCCCACACATATTTAGCAGTCATGCCGCCTCCATTTTGCGCGGGGGAAGAATGAACTGTGTCGCCTGCGACTGGGGTGCCGGTTGTGCAGGTGCATGTTTCCGATGCAGGAATTGTACGTTCCCGAACGCATAATCATCCCATGTCTGACTGGACAAAAGCGTTGCGCCAACAGCAGCAAGCACACCTACCAGGAAGCCAGCAATGGCAGTCCAGTATTTAATCTTCGCTGCAGCAGCGTTCGCATCAGCCTCGGATTTCTGCGCACGCGCCGCATCGGTCTGGGCCTGCAAAAGCTTTTGCTGTTCAATACGGTTACGCTCCTGCTGCGCTCCGTTCTGGGCTGCTAGTTGTTGCGAAAATACAGTGAGAGCTGCACGGTTTTGCGCTGATTCCTGCGCCCAATTTCTTTCTCGTTCCTGCCCTTGCGCTTCAATAGAAATCAAGCGTTCCAACATGGAACTTTGCCCAGACTTGAGAGATCCCAGATCATCTTCAACCTCATCCAGGCGCCGACCATGGCTGTACACAATTTCGCGCAGGTCACCATCAGTCACGCAGGGGGTTCCCGCGCTCTGTTCATCTGTCATTATTTTGTCCGAGAAAAACGGGCTGCCCGCTTATAGGCAGCCCATGCGGTTATGCGCCGCTATATCCCCATTGTGCATCAATCCATGCAATACGGGTTTCCGCATAGTTCATGATATACGGGATAGACCATTTCCCCCCGGCTGCCATATTGGCCGGGGCACCTGTTGCACCCGTCAATGACCAGTTTGCAATATCCTGCACCATCATGGTCGGATCAATCAGATCTGACTGCTCCTTGATGAGACGGTTGATATTGGCTGCGGAAATAATGCCCGCATCTCGCAACTGCCGCCAACGCGCGCGCAGTTCCGGCTTGAACACTGTATGCGCCAATTTGAAAAAGCCGGGGTTCTGGCTGGTAATCAATGTAGCTTCATCCATAACCCAGCCAATTTGGTCAGCATCCGATTGGGTGCCGGTTAGCCCCCATACAAGCCCCCATGTTTCATCTTCATCATAGGGCCAGAAATACCAGATACCGGATGTAGAGGTGGCACCCCATGCCCCCAGCATGAAGTTGTTCTGCATACTGTCAAACGAACCCGCCACTTCACACAGCAGAACGTAATCAAGAAACGAATTGAGATCGAGATATTGGCGATAGGTTGCGCGTGCATCCACCGCTCCACTCACGCAATCCCCCATCCATTTTACGATACGTTGGCACGCGGCATTCACATCCGGCGCTGTGGTGGTGATATCGTCCTGATTTTTATACCCGGAAATGGATGGGGACTGGACGACCCATTCTGTGGATACAAAATTGCCGTTCCAGATATTCCCCGCGTGTTGCGGCTGAATGAGAATGTGTTGGTTGTTGGCATCATCCATTAGGTAGGCAGGATTATCAGCGGGCGACCGCAACACATACAGACCCAGAAATGCACCATTCTGCCACAACTCAACCGGAAAACCGCGCGTGGTAAACAGGGCACCCGTATGTTCACCAAAATCCGTATCAACCCAATAAGCATAAGCAGATTTCGGTGCCAGCAGCCCTGATGGATATTTGTGCATTGCGCTCCAAAGCGCGGTTGTCATGCTATCCCGCACAAGCGTCCGGTCTGTGCCATACCCTTTCAGGGTAATGCTGGTCATGGGGAACCAACTGCCGATACGCACACCCAGCTTATTGCCAGTATCGGCGTTTTTCAGTTTCAGTTTCCAGTTGTGCTTGTTGGCATTGTCACTGGTCTGCCCCTGTGTCTGCCATGTCCCGGAAGCTGAAAACAGCGGGATTTTGCCTTCGAAAAACGTAACCGACATATTGGGGGTGGTGCTGGTTGTGGGCAGATCGCCTTCAACCAGAATACGCCACGGCGCGGAAGGAGCCGCAAGGGTAATATAATCCCATTGTTCAGAAGCATTGTCCGCACCAAGCTGAACAAGGCCACCGTTATCAATAAACCCTGTTGTGGGTTGTGCCACCTTAGCCAAAGATCAACCTCCCGTAATAACGGGATGCACCATCCCACATGATTTCCACACAGCAGACAGCGCCAATACGGCTGTCCACAAAGGCAGCACCTTCAGGCCAGATTACGTTATCAGGCCATGTAATTTCGCAATTACCGCCATAAGGCTGCTGGATAAGAACACGCATGATCTGCAATTCGCTAACGTTACCGCCTGATACAGATAGGGCGCAATTTTCGTTAGGCAGGATGCGATAGCCAATGTTGCCGCGGTTTGCGAAAGGCAGCTTACAGGACGCGCCGGGGTTTGCTTTGGTCAGCAACGGTGTGCCGCTTGTCACGGCATCCACAATCTGACCGCCGGAGAGGGTGTCGCCACCCGCTCCAGTTGCAACCCCTGCCGAAAAATCAAGCAGGGTTGACATCATGCACCTGCCTTGGCTTCAAGAGCCGCAACACGCGCTGTCAGAGCAGACAGGGCACTTTCCTGTGCCGTGATCTTAGCTTTTGCGGCCTCGAACAGCACGCACAGTATCTGTTCGTAACGCAGCATCTGCGTATAGACCTGATTGCCTTGGGCGTCTTTTTTAAGCGCTACAGTGCGTGTGGTGATAGGGTTACCGGAACTGTCCTTTTTACCAGTATCCACCTCGGTGGTTTCATACACAGGCGAATTTGTCCACAAGGCGTATTTTGCTGGGTCAAGACCTGCGTTCGTGATCGCTGCCTGCACCGTCTGGGCAATAAAGCCCGCATGCAAACGGGCGTTTGCAGCCCCTTTTTCAGCAATAGATGCATTAAGCTGGAACATCGTGGTATCCAGACCAAACAGGGCATCTGCCAGTTTCTGGCCGTCTGCGTAGGATGTATCGCCTAGAGAGCCAATAACTGTTTTCTGGTTAATATCAGATGTAACCTGTACAGCCGTTTTAGAGTAAATATTGCCCCAAGCATGATCTGCCATACCTAAGTTAGATACACCATCTACATTTGAGTGGAATGATGTACCATTAAAGGATTTATAAATAATAGCAGAACCAACACCCGTTCCCCAAACAACTTCCTTAAGAATAGTACCCGAGGTACGCCCGCTAATACTATACTGAATAATAATTTCTTCACAGTTTGGATCTTGTGAAGTAGTACCATCAGAATTAAGAATATAACCAAAATTAATCCATTGCTGAGTTGAGCAAGCAGGAGGCAATACAAACTGTGCATTTTGGTCTAGTTTAACTGTCCCGCCCGGCTTCATGTATGCAGTCTGTGGGATATATGTATTGCCCAGATCATTTATTGCATTCGTAGCTGCCTGTGCAGCAGTAACAGCGGATGAGGCAGTATCTGCGGCGGATGTTGCTGCACTTTGGGCAGATGCAACCGCAGTGGCATTATCTTCAACAGCCTTGCCCATATCTGCAAGGGTCTGGCTGGTTGTCCCGCCTGTAGCCGTTACAGAACAGGCAGAAAGATCAAGACCGGTAGGTGCGCCGTAAGTTGTAGCCATTGTAAAATTACTCCGAAACGGCGCACAGAACGCCGATGTTATTGATTGTGTTAGGGAAGAAAACGCTGCCGTCTGTCAGAACAATTCCGGTACCGGCATCAACAGACAGACCAGCAGGCAGAGATGAAGGATTGCTGACGTAAGACGCAGGCGCGACATACACATTCCCGTTCACGGTGAAATCTGATGGAACAGTGCCCGTAACGCTAGGCCGCGCCACCACTGCACCACCCAGAACAGTCAGGTAATCACCATCCTGCATGGTCGTAGCCATATCAGAAAGCGCAACATCACCTGATGCAGTCCGTACCTTTGCGCTTTCATCAAGTGTTAAAAGAGGCTTAAGCGTGGCTGCCTGCGTCTGCGTGGCTGGCTCAACAGACAGTGCAGGCTGTAAAATTTCACCGTCAGGCAGTACTAGATTTCCGTTGGCATCCAGAGTGGCAACCCCATTGGGTTTTCCAATATTTGATACCAATTTAGAAACATCGCCAAGCGAGACAGCGCCGTTTCCTGCTCCAATATTGCTTTGTGGGTCAATATTATCGGCTTTCACGGACGAAAAGTACGGACTCCCGTACGGCGTTGACGGAGTTGCGTCAGCCATTTGCGTTCGAGCTTTATGCTCGCCTCTATATGAAAATTTAGAGTTTTACGATTGAGCGGGCATAAGGACGCCACCATTACTGACGTATTCGCCAGTAATTGGGCGCGTCCACTGCATAATTACGCCACCGTTGCTCAGGTAATAAAATGGGATGCCAGATGATCCCACCATCAGCACTCCGCCGTTGTTTACGACATCGGCAGGAAGAACACCGTTCAGTGCCGCGGCTATTTCTGCCAGCGTCATTCCGCCCGCTATTGCCTGGCTAATATCAAGCCCAGCAAACTGACCAGAAGCAATTAATGGCGCAACGAGAGCCGCGAGTTGCCGAATAGAAACCGGCGTAAAAGTATCTGCGTCAGCCATAAGCCCTCGCATAAAAAAAAGCCGCAAAATGCGGCCTCAGAGTCGTGAAAATCATTAAGAAGTAGGCGTGTAAATGTCGCCAATATTCAGAGAGCTATTCTGAACAATTCCCATTCCAGAAGGCGGTGTCCATGTGGACTTTCCATCCCATAGAACTGCATTCACTACATATCCAGCAGGCTGTGTACTGGTCGCCTCTGTGCGGTAAACAATATACCGTTCCATCAGGCATATTCCTCAATAATCACGATACCTGCAGAACCAAGGCCACCTGCATATCCCGTCGTTGTATTGGAGCCGCCACCTGCGCCGCCTGCACCAAATCCTGACGCTGCAGTCCCCGGGCCGTTATCGGTCGTGTAAGTGCCAGCTCCCCAGCTAGATGGTGTTCCAATACCCGGATATACAGTTCCGTTAATGGCCCAACCGCCAGCGCCGCCCTGCCCCTGTTTCTGATAGACAACAGATAGAACATTTGTGCTGTCATGAACGTATGCGGGACCACCGCCTGCCTGCACACCGATACTAAAAGAAGTATTGGCCGTAGTTACGCCATAACCACCCTCATTCCCGCCTTGGCACTCTACTGCCGTGCCAAACCAAGAAGAGCCACTTGTCGATTGAATATTCGTATTCGTGGATTCAGCCGACGCACCGACAGTGATTGACTGAGGAGAACCGTCCGATACATCAAACCAGAATTCGATTTCACCGCCAGCACCACCTGAGCCGCCAGCCGAAACATGAGACGTGTCACTATTTGCCTGCGCATAACCGCCAGGGCCACCCGCACCGCACATCCGAACACGCGCCATACGCGCGCGATTTCTTGGGATATACGTGCCGCTGCTCGTGAATTTCTGCGTCCCCAGATAACGGCCACGCTCTAGTTGCGGTACGGTCGGATAAAACGCTGTAAGGGCTTTAATCGTGGCTCCAGCGCTGGTTGTTGCGGCAGCGGGAACTGTTACTGTGTAAAGCGGAACGACTGCGCCGCCAGATGGTGGTGCAGGCGCTTCGGCAGCCAGAACTAATTCCGCTTGTGCTAAACGGGTAACCGGCAAAGACGTACCAGCATTTCCGGGCCCTGCCTGCGTCTGACTTGGATTATCCGCATTATAGAATGGCAGCACAGTTTCATCTGTATCTACCTCAGAACACACAGCATATAATGTTGCTGTCTGCCCTACTGTGAGCGTAATGCTTCCTCCAGCGCATCCGTAAACAACAAACTGCGCAGATGTATCAGCAGGAATACCACCCCCATTCCCGCCGAAGGCTGTTTCATCAATGGCGCCAGAAGATGCTACAATGCCAGAGCCTACAGCAATGGTTAGCGCAGAAGCGGATGGCGTAACAGCAAAACCGAAAGCCGCAGAAACCGTAGAAAAATCTCCATAAAGAAGATTTAACGCCTGCCCCAATGCAGTTTTCAGATTGCGTTCACCCCACAACAAATCTGCATCAAGCGGAATCTGCCCTTGATAAACAACCCTGCGCTGCATCAATTTTCAACCTTCACCCACGCCGTAACACCTTCGGCGCGCACATTATTGATTGCGGCGTAAATTGCCGCCACGGACGCTGCATTGCCCTGCTTTGTCGTCACGAAAAACTGGCCTCCATTCAGGCCACCGTAATACAGTCCGGCCACACCATATCCGTAGCCACCGCCAGCGGCTGGGGCCGCAGTTGAACCAAGTCCCTTGCAATCACTGGCACTTGTGGGCTCAACCACGATAGGCGTTTGCCCTGTCAGATCCTGCAATGCTTCCGTAATGGCTGTGCGAGTATTTTTCTGGGCGACAAGAGTCTCTTGGATGCGCTTTCTATAAGACGCATCTGTCTCTCCAGAAGCTCTCGGCAGCGCATCACCAAAGAAATCGTAGGCAATTAGATCCAGAAAAGAGCCTGTGGCCGTGGCCAGACGCATCTGAAGATTAACCTGCCCGAACAGGTCATAAACCCATGACAGAATATTCCCGATGCCCTGCAAAATACCATTCAGAACAGGCGCTTTTTCACTCTGGTTTGCTGCTGGAGGATCTGGGAACCAGCCGAATGGAAGGAGTTGCCGAACACGGCGGGCAAAATCGTTCTGATCTCCCGTAGCCATTAGCTGCCTGCCTCAACAACCGTCACCGCAACGGAACCTGCCCGGATCACCTGTTTGGTAGCGGCTGCTAGATCCGATTGCGAGCCGTTCAACAGCACATTCGTGATGGAAACAATATCCACCCCGGCATTGTTGTAAGCCACCACAGGAAGTCGGCTGTATGCGTAACCAGCCCCCACTTTCTGGGCATCAATGTCTGCCGTAATCGCGTTCTGGATATTGGTTTGAACAGTAGCTGTATCTGTTCCTGCAGACACGGTTACCGTCATGCTGACAGTTGCCAGAAGCTCTATCGGCCCAATAACAGCAAACCCAACACCTTCCGCTTTCACTGCATCAATTGCCGCGTACACAGAGGCCAGAAGATCGGCAGATGGAGTGCCTGTGCCATCATCGACAACAACCGTAAAATATCCCGGCCGGAATGTGCCGTCTGGCGCTTCGCGGTTGATGATTTCGTAAGTGAGATTGGTCTGCACGCCAGCAATAGCATTTTCGATAGCGGCATTACTGGCCGTAGCTTTTGCCGCCAGCCAATCAGGGAAGCGAGCCTTTAACTGTGCGTCTGTCTCTTCATCGGAGCCATTCACAAGCGCTACTGCATTCGTCACGGTATCAATACCGGCAATGCTGGTTCCAAGAAGGCAGATGGCGCCAGCGGCAACATTGCCAGTTGAGCCAGAAACCTGACATTCAACGGGCACAGTAATAGATCCCGTTCCCGCTGGCCGCACATAAGCGCCAGTTGCGGCAGACCATGCAGAATTACTCGTATCTTCCGTCACGGCATAATTCACACCAACTACAGTGCGAACAAGAACGCCAACCGCCACAGATGCAGACTGCTGATCTGGCTGGAATGAGGTGAGTGTCACCTCACCCGTAGCGGCAGTCCCCGGCATGCGGGACATACCAAAATCAGCCACCCAGCTATCCGCATCAGTGCCATTTGATGTGGCCAACCTAGAGCGCGAAAGGATAAGCAGCGCAATATATTGCAGCCATAGACCTGTGCCCGACACAGATTCCATAATTGCCCGCAGCGGCGTACCCACAGCCATATCCAGCAATGAGGCACACGCACCCTGCGCTGCCGCCACTGACTGAGCAACAAGCGCGGCATACGTTCTTAAAGGAAGCGACATGAATGTTCCGTCAGGTCAGCGTCAGGGCCTGCACGCTGTTTGTTTGGGCATCAGTGTAAGAAATTAGGCAGGAGAAGCCGCCATTTCCGTTATCGGTCAGCTTCACAGTTACGGGCTGCGTTTGATCAATTCCGGCCTCTAAAGCGCATTGAGAGCGGATAAGCGCGTAAAGCTCTGCTTCCGTGATGATCTGGCCGATCTTCTGAGGCAATCCGGCACCATAGTCAGGCTGCCAGATATACCCAGTCTGTGGTGTCATAAGCCGCCTGAGCAAGCGTTGCCGGACACCATCATGGTTGCTGGCAATCAGAAGCGACCCAGACGCATCAACCTGCAGATCGCTGCCCCATTCGTGGGAAAGGCAGCTCATCCAACGGGCGCTCCCGTATCCTCGCCCTTATTGCCGTTGCTGTGAACATGGCCTGTGAGACTAATGCTTCCCGCCTTCACGTCCTGGTCAGTGGTAATATTCCCGCCAGTGACCTCAAATCCGGAAGCTGAAAGCGTAGCTGTAACCCCGCCAACTTTCCACTGATGCTGGCCATCCTTTATGGTGGCTGTAGTATCAACCCCCACGCCAGAATAAAGCGCATCCCGCGTAACGTGCATCCATGGGGCCACTTGTGCAGCTTCGCCTCTTTCGCGGCTTGTTTCGTCCACAGGAGGCGCACCACACCCAGCCATCAGGAGATATTCCCCCGACTGGGCCACCTTTCCTGTCGCTGGCGATACTGGAGGCGGCATCACGGTGCAAAACACAGGTGCGGCCACAACAGAATGTTCAGGGTCGCCGCAAACCGGCAGCAAATGCACCTGCGTGCCTACATTCGGCGGGCAGGAAATGCACAAGTCCCCAACCTGCACCGCGGCAAACGGCAGCCAGCCCGTTTCAACCCCGCCTGGCATCACCTTGACCTTTACGTCATGTGTAACCGGATCAACCGCTGAAATCAGACCGTTTTCTTGCTGCCCATAAGTGCCACCAGCGGCGAACGCCATTGGTCTGCTATCAATCATATTCCTGCGTCTCGTCCTGCGTCACATCACGGTTGCGCAATGTGATATTCTGCCGAAAACCCGTGCCTTCACCGTAAGATGTCGTCACAGAATCAACGGCATGCGTTCCATCCCATGTGGAATTTGTGCCCGCCAGAGACATGAAATGGCGCGGCTCCAAGCTGATCATTCCCGGTGCTTCGTAAGAAATGACACGCTCATGCGCGACAATCTCATGGTAAAGCTGCTCAGCGCGCGCCTGCACTTCATCCATACGCAAACCCGGAAACTGAAAACTATGCAGGTTCCCGACATCTGAAGCCTTGCGGGCAGAGCCGCCATCGGGGCCGAAATACCATTCCACCTTCGTGCGCTGCCGACTATCCCAAGACAGCACATGCACCATCACACCTTTGGCAATCTGATAATCGCGCCTGAGAGTAAGGCTTTCGCAGGCTGCCCGTATTGCTGCGCCCGCTCCGCTGTCCACATACGCCAGCTTATGAACAACAGCGCCATCAGACGAAGGCGAAAGCATGGGCCTGCACACAAGCGTTGTACCGTCCACATACAGATCAGCCTGTGAACTGTTGGCAATATACCGAGCCAGATCAAAGGCACTACGGAAGCGGTTGCCACTCACACCAGAATGGCGCTTATGTTCCGTCTGCCGAAATTGCCCCTGCATGGCATTGGACAACTTCTTACGACCACGGGCCGAAGGAAGCATTTTCCCTTGCAGGATACCTTCAATATCTAAATCTGCCGTCAGCCCTGCTCGCGCAGCCATATCCTTGAGAATTTCTGGCCCGGTCATGTTCATCCAAGAAGCCAGAACACGCATGTCCAAAAGCCGAGCCAGATAATCTCGACATTCAATGTCCAGCGTGGCCAAGGTCGGTTCATAGGAAACCGTTGTTACCAGCCCCTGAAATATCGTTGTCCACTGCGCACCACCCAGAGCGGCATCCTGCATTTGCAGTGTGATGTCGATTTCCGGCCCCGGTTTGCCGCTGACTGCGTCTTCCTGGTCAAACCATCCTGCGCCACTGCCAGTTCTGGCTGAAGCCGAAAGCTGTCGGTCCACGGCAAACGTCAGCGTCAAGGTATCTGCACGGGAATACCGCGTTCTCATCAGAGAAAACTGCTTTACCTGCGTTTCCTGCCTGATTTTCCCGTCAATCAGAACCCGGCAGCGCGGCGCACGACACCAATTGGCGGCGCTGGAGCCAACAACGGTAACGGCCTGAGTAATGTCGCTCATGATGTATAATCAGGAATGCCCGCATTCTGGGTCTGATCAGGTGTAGGCAGCGTGAGCGTTACAGGCATGGTGAAAGGTGAAAGATCAGGATCAGTCAGCCCGTTCAGTTGCGCAATCCGCCACCATTGTGTGGCATCACCCAATTCGCGGCAGGCCACATGGTATAAAGTGCTATCTGCTGCACTTACTTTAACAGTGTTCACCATCTACGCTGCTGCCGACACAAGCTGCCAACTCCCGCTGCTATCTCCAGCGGTCAAGGTGTTGGCATAGCCGCGGTTAACCAAAGCTCCGCTATCAACAGCGGCACTTTGCAAACCTGCATTGGCCGTAAGCGCCGAAAGGCTAGAGCCATTCTGGATAGAAATTCCCGAAATATTTGCGCCAGATTGCGAAATGGTAGTCATTAAACTGGCGCCAGCAGATTTCAGACCCGTCACAATTGAAGCCACATTATCGGGCACAGAGGCGAGATTGATACCCGCGCCGGATAACCCCTGCACCATGGTCAACTTATCGCTCACAGATGCCAAGGCGCTACCCGCGCCAACCATATTCGCTAAGGGAAAAACCTGCCCAATCACAGCCTGACCTTGTGCAGAAATATTGGAAAGGGCCTGAGCTCCATCACTTAATGCACTTGTAACGTCAGAAAGGGCACTGGCCGCATCATCCCCAATCAGAGATGAGAGCGCTGATGTTGATGTGCTGGTAGAGGTGACAGAAGCAGACTGGCGTTCTAGCTGAATACGATATGGAATGATCGCGCCCTTAAGCGAATAGTCAAAGGCGTATTCAGCAATAATAACCGTTTCATTGATGCCCGGCCCCGTGAATGAAACCGGCTGCCCTGCATCGCGCATCTGGGACAGAAGTTGCGCACGCGCCAATGCATTCGGGCCAGTGAACCGCGCATTCCATGAAAACCGCGCTGGATCGTTTCCTAAGCGGTCAACAATCTTGGTGCCGCCCGGCAGCCAATGCACTTCCAGCCGCTGCTGGCCACCATTGGTCAGAACATCAGGAATTTCCATGCCATACAAAGGCACGCTGCCCAGAGTAACAGGCGCAGTTGTCCCGTAACGTCCAATAGAGCCAATGACGTTTTCAATACTGAGCAGGCTGGCCATGACGCTAACAAAAAAGGCCGCTCCATGCGGAACGGCCTAATCACAAAACGGGCGATGATAGAGACAGAATGGCATAAACCTCGCTAGGGTACAAGCCCTATTGCACGACGCCCTGATTTGAGAACACAGGCCATTTCTGCAACGGCTGCGTGGAAGTGCGCGGCACAAAGGGCCTATGCTTCACGTTGATGTCAGGATCTTCCGCCATCTGCTGCAATTCTGGATCAGAGCGCAGATCCAGAGGCAATGATTTAGCCGTGAAAACAGAATGCGTAGCAAGGTTCTCAACGCGCCCACATACACCTGCCGCCATATCAAAGCTAAATTGCCCGCGAGCATTGGGGGCACTCATCACTCGGCGCATGCAGTGCGCGTCTGTTTCTCCCCAATCACGCCCGTATGGGGTGCCGGGATGGGAACAGGCTGCGAGGGCTAATATGGTGATTATGGGAGTTAAACGGCGCATGCAGGAAGAATCACATTTCCGTACAAAATTATCAATGGTTTAGATGCATTCATCCCTTTCTGGGCTTGCAAATAGAGCATGAAAGATTAACGGTGAACACAAAAGGAACAACAAACCACCGCAGAAAATCAGTGTTTCCCAAAAATCAAGCTTATTTATAGGAAAAAATTTTGCGAATCTGGCCTTGACCCACACCTCGGGTGGCAGGATTATCTCCCCAGATACGAGAAAGGAGCAACCTGGCCGGGCCGCTCCTTTCAATTCCGCAGCGATTGAGCCGCTCGCGGAAATGCTGCTATGTGGATAGCGTGGGCATCTAGCCCCCGCAAGCAGTATCGGTCAAGGGCGGCTTTCTTTAACTTTCTTTTAATGAAAGACCGTTCATTATGGCTAAAAAAGAAACTATCAAGCCTCCTACGAAAAAAGACCTATCAGCCGCCTCAAAGGATTTGAGAAACGGTGACCCTGCAGGCGGTCGCGTACTGTCTGACAAATCTGTTGCAGTCCGGCAGGGCGTGGCGAAGGGTAAGCCAAAAAAGTAATATTCTGCACGCAGCTTTTTGGGAATTCCATAATCCCATTAAACTGCTGGCGGTCTGAGTGAACATCACCAGCACTCAGAGCAACCATGTAGGCACGTTCACTTTCTTTAATCAGAAACCCACATGTCACACATGGTTGCCCTGTTGGGGCTGGAACTTCATCAGACCATTTCCAACCCGCTTCATAATGCGCGCTATCTTCCCATTCTACGAAAACTACGGGGAAAGGATGAGAATTAATCATTCGCTCTCATTAGTACGACTAGATGGGAAAGTACAGCCTTATTTTTCAATCAACAACCGTAGGATTAATAATGAGTAAGTTCCTTATTTCTTATCTACTTCGGGAAACCCACCCCAATGATTTCCATGATATATTTAAAGAAAAGTTAAAAGAATGCAATTGCTCAGAATTTGTAATCGCCGTTGACAATAACAAAGAAGAATTTTTTTGTAAGCTTCCGCATACTACGCTGTGGTGCCAAGGAAACGCCGCAAAAATTGAGAAAGGTGTTTTTGAAATAGCAAATGAGGTGCTAGACGATGCTGTCAAAGCGGGTCAGCTTTCAGCAGGGAGCGCAGATTTAATAAAAAGAAAAGGCGGCCTTTTAGAGAATTTCTCTCTGTCTTTCTTGTCAGATTCTATATCTACATTGCCAATGATGCTTGTAAAAGATGGGACGCGGACAGGTAAAGTATATCCCACTGTCGACATTGATAAATGTCTTGAATATCAAAAAAATATTTAATATTTGCCCCGATTTTTACATCGGGGCCCTTTATCAATTTTCTCAAGCCAAAGCCTTCTGCCCCACACTAGCCCGATCCTCTTCTTCAAGATCGTGCCAGAGTTGCATCAGTGCTTTCCCGGCAGTCCGCAGATACCGCTTCTTCGCATCTGTTTCCCTATCAGAATAGAACGCAGCAGTTCCCAAGTGCATTGCATCAATGATCTGCTGCTTGGTTAAGCGCGCTTCCTTTCTTGTGCTTTCAAAGAATACGCAATCCTTCATGATTTGAAGGGTAGATTCCACACCAGCGTTGCCACCCTCGAAAGGGTGGCTGGCCTTTGCGGCGCTTACGCTGGTGTTTTCGTAAAAGGCTTGCGGGTTGCCTTCCGCGCTTTGCTGCGTTTAGCGATTTCCGTTTTCATCGCCTCAGCACGTGTATGGGCTTCGTATGGTCCAAGGATAGAGCGAAGTTCAGCCAGACCTTCTTGGGTAATCATTGGCTGCCCTACGCCTTCAACGTATCCGGTGCGCTTAACCTCTACGTTTTTTGCCTCCATCAGTCCCGCTTTTACCTTATCGGCATATGCGCACTTACGCCCCGTGACATTGTGCGTATAGATCCAACGCATTTGGCAAAGCTGCTGGATAAACTTCCTTTCCGGCCAACCGCACTGTTGAGCGGCAGAGCGCAGGTTATGCACGCCATCCAAAGAAGCCAGCTTCTTGTATGCGTCAATCTGCGGAGCGGCTTCTGCAAGCTCGGCCCTCTGCCGCGCCACTGTATCCTGCAAGACCCGCATGGCCCGAAGCGCCAACTGTTCTGGCGTTTCTTCTGGAGCCGCCAGCATATAACCGCCGGTCTTTCGAATGGCAGGAAGAATTTCACCAACGACCTTTTCTTCAAAGGCTTCTGCTGTTGGAAGATTGGAGCGCATCACAAGGCGGTAAACATCGCGCTCTGGGATAATCGAAATCCCCCGAAGATTTTTCCCCTGTTCAGTTAACCCCATTTCTAACGATTCGTTATAATTGAGTTTTTTCAATGCCTTACAATGATCATTTAGCGCCTTGCTGGCATTGGTATAACCGAGGGCATCAGTTACCTCATTACCGATAAAATGCGCCTCACCCCGATACTCGAAACCGCGAACAGCATGATTCTCAAAAGAGAAAGCTACGATGTTATTTGAAGTTGAAACTGAAGATGTGTTATTTCCCATCACGACCATCATTCCTTTGTGGTTGACGAGGCACTGGGGGAAAGTTTGGCGACTGCCCCGGTGTCTCGATTGCTTGCCTGTTCAAGCCAAAACAAAACTTCTGCATTCTTGTTCTGCTCTGCTGACTTCTGCACCCACTCTTTGAGATGCGTTGGTAGCCTTAGTCTTAGGTGAGTTGTATCCATACCCTACCTCTTATGACGCAAAATGCGTCATGTGCTTATGGTGTGCCAAAGTGCGTCATTGCAGTCAATAAAAAATTGCGTCATTCATGCGTCATGGCAGATGAAGCTCATTTTCGTTTACGGATTCCACGCGACCTAAAGGAATGGGTCGAGAAGGAAGCCGAGAAAAATCACCGCTCCATCAATGCGGAAATTGTTCACCTGATTGATTCAGCGAAAGGTGAAGCGGAGTTTCATGCAAGCATGGAAGAGCCCTGCATGACGTCCGAGGAATTCGACGAAGCTCTCCAATCTCATGAGCGCGTAGAGACTGCGCTTTCCGAATTGAATAATAGCGATCTCTTACAAATACTCGCTGAGAGACTTCTTGGCCGCCCTCCTCGTTTTCCGCGATAATAGTTCCGCACCAATCTGGGTAGCGTTCATTGTGCGCTCTTGAACAGCTAATGGCTGTGGTTGCCATCCCAGCTCCTTCGGAAGATCAATACCCATTTTCTCTTTAACGGTGGAGACCGCTTTTAATCGCGCTTGCGTCAGGTCCATTCCTTGGCGTTTGTTGAAGGCCAGAGCCGAACCATGCAGGGCGATAGCTTTGCGAAGACGAGTAACCTGGTCGAGCGGCTTGGGTGGTAGATGCGATGCCCCGCCCGCTATCGCTTCCATTTTCTCGCGGGCGGCTTGGTTGACCCATGCGTGAAATTCGGGGCTCAGCTTTTTTGCATAAGCGAAAGCCACCTGCCAGTAAGCCCATGTCCCGCCGCCTTTCCCGGGCTTGGATTTTATAACATGGGAAATTCCCATGTTTTGAGTTTCGCTGATAAACTCTATAAACTTTTCACCATCAACAGAACGCTGCCACTCCGATGGGGAGCTGGACACCGGCTCTCCTGCTGCCTTCCACATATCTGTTAGGCAAAGCATTTCACCAAGAAAGTTGATGGGGTGCTCATTGTAGGTGATGACACCTTTTTGGAGAGCGCTCATGCTGCATCTCCATTACGGAAGGCTTCGCTGATTTGGCGAGAAATGGCATCGCTAGAGATTTTGTCTTTCGCAGACGCGAAGCTTACAATCGCATCGTGGAAAGTAGAGGAGCGGCGATCGAAGCCCTCAGCGTCATCAGGGTCATATTTCCCGGCGCAAAAGGCCATGGCGTTGAGGGCGAGAACTGCTCCCATAGCCATAAAGGGAACATCCTCAATATCTATATCAGACTCCACGCAATGAAGCCCGATGAAGCTGGCTACCTTGAGCAATGCCTCATCGCCGAGGCCAGACCACGGAAGCTTTGCGCTATCCGGTACATTTATGCTATCATTCGTCATAGCGAATATATCCTATTTGCTGCTTGTGGCGGCGGAGAACTGTTTGGCGATAGGCTCCGCTGCCATTTTTTCTTCTAGTATTTTTGCTACCTCTGCGTTCAAAGTATTGACACTCCACATAGCTCTTTTCTCAAGCCATAGCTTGATCTCGGGCTTTACGCGAATGTGCATTTGAACACTAACCGGAGATGGCTTCCGGTATTTATTCATCGTGCCTTTCCTTTATACCTATGAGATAACAAGAACCTCACAGGAATCAAGGTATATTCCATATACCAAATACCGGTCAACTGTCTCCGGTATTTTTTTTCCTACGCGCCTCTCTCCAAGTCCAATATTCATCATGTGTCATGGTGCGCGCGCAGGCGTCATCTTCCGCCTTAGCGTATTCGGCTTTTGCAATTTGTTCTATATCTTTATCTAGGCATTCCGCTAACGGACGCCCCAATCTTCTATCGCGGATAGGATCATGGAATCTTACCCATGACCTCATACCTTGCGCAGCTACGCGAGAAAAACTTACCGGGAACTTCCTCTCGATAATTTTTTCAACCATAAAGAACAGCGCATAAAAAAAGATATCTATCTGCTCTCTTTGATTCGCCTGTTCAAATGGTGTTTCTGTAAGTGGGAGGCCTAAATTAATGCCCTTGATAGCCTCTTGATAGAAGCCGTCGTGCCCAAAATAGGAAAGGCCAAGAAAATTCTTAAGAATTGTTAAATTTTCGCCAGAAGGCCTACTCTTCCCCCTCTCCCAGTCCGTAATAGTGGATTGAGAGACCTTGATAGCTTGCGCAAGTCCAGATTGGGTTAAGCCTTTTTTCTTTCTTGCCTCAATAATGTCTTTAGCCCATTGCGGCTTAAATTTCTCAGGCTTAGTCACAGCTACCTCCAAACGTAAGAGGATTCTTTTATATAACGGAAGACATCGCCGCCATATGGCTAGTTGTCACGCATCCATTTCACTCAAGGCTTTTTGGCCGTGTTTCGTCCCGTTTAATGCCTTAAATAGCCTTCCCCAAAAGATTAGATAAGGAAAAGCAAGGCTTATCTTTTCCACTTAGGGAAATTATCAGAACGTTTGATTTAAGCCTTCCCAATCTGGGAACCTCTCCTGACTCCCCAACCCCTCCTCGTACAGGCAAACTCTGCGGGAAGGGAGATTCGGATGAGAAGATCGATATTTAAGCGGTTACTGGCTGGGGCTTTTGTTGCGTCATTATTCGCCACCCCAGCTCTCGCATTTGATCCATCGACATACCAAGACCAGCAGACACAAACTGCGCCATACCAATACCAAGAGCCGGACGAAAGCCAGCTTGAAGAACACCGCCACTACAGAAACGTAGATGGCCGCACGATCCATTCCCCCGCTCACACTCGCAGTGGGCAAGCCCCATCAGGAGCCACAGCAAAGTGCGGCGATGGCACGTTCAGCTTTAGCCAGCACCATCGGGGCACTTGTTCACGGCACGGGGGTGTAGATCAGTGGTTGTGATAAGGCTTGAGCGATCCTATTCTTGAATAGACATCCCCGCTTTTTCTGCCGCTAAACGCATAGCGCTTGTTATATCTAATTTTGGGTTTGCGTGACACTGAGCAAGGAACCCTATTAAAAGGCGGGGATAATCATTTCCAATTGTGTCAGCATCTATATGCGCAGAAAACATCAATGTCCCTAAAAACACATTATTATGGCTTGTATCGGCGGGCGATAAATTTTTGTGCATATCTATGAATTTGATAAAGCTTTCGCACGAATCTGAAGATGAAATGTCCGATGCAATCAAATTGTGTGCGTTAAAGTTAATAGGTGGTCGCCGCTTTTCATCCGGCAAAATATAAGAAAAATCTCCAGACCTAATGCATCCACGAACCAAATCTGTGCCATTGTCGCTTTGCAAACAAGCTTCAGCACTATTTACATCGTTTTTATTCTCAATGGCAGTTATGCCAATGCGCTTCCCATCAATGGAATCCTGAGATAGCATGTAGGTGCTTTTAGGTTGATATTGCCATGATGAGGGCAAATGGTAGCGGTTGACCACAAATTTTCTTGCCGCTTCTTCTTGCTTTTTATTTAAACGCGCCAAAGCATCATCAGATAACCCTATAGGGATGGCGTCAGATAGTTCGTTAACATACTCATCATATACCATGAGAGGCCAAGGCGCGATTTCCGTGGCAGGGAAAACATCAAATCCGCTCCCTACTCGCTCTCCTTCTGGCCGCAGATCAAAATAAGCATCTGCAAGATTTTTATATTCTGTAGGCGGTCTATCTCCCCATGGATTATTTAAGAAAATCCTTACTTTCCCAGTAACAGCGCCATTTTTTACTGCTAAACGCGCAAGGTAAGCCGCTGTAGCTGCCCAGTCCTCCATGCGCCCACCATCTTCAATCATAACCGAAATTTGGGCGTCAGGAACGCTGGGATTCGTATAGTTTCGTACTGCTTCAATAATCGTAAATGGCAAAACATTACCTGAAAAAACAAGCGGTCTCCCTTCTGTTTGCGGAGCCGCTTGCTCGTTTTGGGGCCGTCCAAGCGAACTGGCATGTTCATTTTTATATTGATTATAAAAATAAAGACTGCCGACTGTAGTAATTGCAACTGCGGCAATTACCGTCCTCCACATAGATTTATCGTCCATATTACGCTCTTTTTTTGCGTTCAAAGGACACTACGGCGTGTCGTCAGTTAAGCCCTGAGAGTGGCACGTGAGGGTTGTACTTTGTGTCTGCGTGTGCTGACTGTTTTCCCATTTTTTGGGGAGACAGACAGATGCGGCGCTATAGTTTACGCGATGACCAGTGGGAGCGGATAAAGGATCTTCTTCCTGGTCGAGAAGGCTATGTCGGCGGCACTGCGGTGAACAACCGTCTGTTCGTGGAGGCGGTGCTGTATCGCTATCGCGCGGGTATTCCATGGCGCGACCTTCCTGCCCGTTTCGGTGACTGGAAAAACGTGCACCGGCGTCTGCGCCGCTGGTGTGAAAGCGGCGTCATCGAACGGATATTTCGTTATCTGGCCGCTGATTACGACAACGAATACATGATGATCGACAGCACAATTGTCCGAGCGCATCAGCATAGTGCCGGAGCTCTCAAAAAAGGGGCACGGATCAGGCCATCGGACGATCACGAGGCGGGCTAACTACAAAGATCCATGCCATCTGCGACGCTCTGGGCAATCCAGTGGAACTCGGCATCACACCGGGACAGGATGCCGATATCACCCAGGCAGAACCACTTCTGGAAAACATCGAACCGGATGCTTTCCTTGCTGACAAGGCGTATGACGCGGACAGGTTGATCGATCGGCTGATACAGCGCGGGATTACCCCGGTCATCCCGCCAAAACGCAACAGAACGACACGACGGAAAACCGATTTTTCTCTCTATCGCGAACGGAACCTTGTTGAGAGGTTCTTCAATAAACTCAAGCAGTTTCGCGCTATCGCAACCCGCTACGATAAACTGAAATCGACCTTCCTCGCAGCCGTGCAGTTCGCCTCAATCATCATCCTGCTTAACTGACGACACGCCGTAATACCAAACCCTTGGAGAACAATCATCACCAGCCCGGCACTCCCGGCACCCGTGGTGTTGAAAGTGGGTCTGGCATAGCATTGCTTGCCCGCATTTCGCGGTCATAATCCTTCCTCACCACACTTTGCACATGTCCGGCGATCTGCTTGCCATCTAGGTAAACAGATACATGCGTATCGCCTTCCTGAATTGTTGTAGGTTGATTACGCACTTGCACTGGGGGCGTCCACGCACCTGTCGGAGTTACATTTACCCTGCGAGCAATGCTATTGCTTTGAAGGTAACCTTCATTAATCGTATCTGCTGCAACACCGATAAGCCCCCCACCAAAAGCGCCGACAGCCGTGCCAAGCCCGGGAATGAAAGACCCCGCCGCAGCGCCTGTTGCTGCCCCAGTCGCACCAGACTCAATCAAGCGCCTAACCCAACCCGGCAAGGTATCCATAACCTTCCCAATCATATTGCCGATACCTGTAACCACATTCAGCAACATATAAACATCATTGGCAAACATGCGGATATCGTCAGGATGCTTCTCGGCGAAGTCTGCCATGCCGTTAAAGGTTTGGGTCAGCAGATTGATGGACTTCACAAACGGCCCTTGCGTAATACGGCCTATCGTAAATTCTAGGCGTTCGAAGGAAGTATCCATCGCCAATTGAGCAGCTTTCGGGCCTTTTGCCAGAGCATCAAGCGTCCTAGTCACATCTGTGCGCTTTGCGGCCGCAGCCTGTCGCGCAATATTACCCTCTGCGCCGGTTGCCTCATTGAGCATATCTTGGACATTCATACGCTGGAAATACCCTATCATTTCAGGGCGCGTCCTAAGCAGAGGCGAGATATGCTTCGTAATCCATCCAATCGGATCTTCAGCTAGAGCCTTTTGATCGACAAACTGACCATTACGCGCAATCAACCCAAATTTCTTGTTGCTGAAATACGCAAAATCCTTGTCTCTCATCCGAGTGTGGTTGCCGAGGAATAGATCGTCAAACGACTTAATGGCGGTTGCCGCGCGGTTCGGGTTGACGTCGATGAAGTGGGCAAAGTTCAACATCCCTTCATCAGACATACGCATACCTTCTGCGCCCGCTGATTTGGCAAAAGCCAAAAACTTGTGACCATTCATGAACTGCTTGTTAGCAATATACATTGCCAACGCTGTATTCGTGCTTTTTTCTGCGCGATCGCGCGAAAACTGGCCCGTCTTCTTATCGTAAAACCTATTAGAAAGATCCTGCGCCCGGATAAAGTCTATGCTTTCTCTCATGGCGGCTTCTGGGCTCTTGCCCATAAGAAGAAAAGATTTATCAACCCGGTTTAGAAGGCTGGCAATGTGTGGCGACTCTCCCACTTCGCCCCCAGACAATTGGTACGCTTCCTGTGCAATCCGGGCAGCATCATTAGGCGCAAGAAACGGGTTATCCTTCATGGATTGCTGCGCGATGGCCTGAATAGCCCCCATATTCTGCGCGGCCACAGGGTCGCCACTCATCCCCCGGAATGTCTGGTCATACCCGGCGGCCTGATCAAACCCACTGGCGGCAAAGTGCGCCACACCATGAACGCCCTCGTAAGCTGCCAGAGGGCCCACCCAATGCGGCAGACGTGCTGCGGCTGCTATGGTTGCGCCACGCTCGGCCATATTCGCGGCAGGTGAACCAGATGGCGCGTTAGAGATCGGCTTCCACGGCCCGTAGGTCTGGTTCCCGCCCATCCACTTGCCATCCATGCGCAAGTTTCCCGGATACGGGATAAGCGCGGTGCCCGGGACAGGTTCGCTCTGCGTCCAGTTTGGCCGATAATCAGCCGGATTTTCAACGCGACGAAAGTTGGGGGTATTCCCCATACTATCGCCCTGCCCAGGCAGAGGAATAAGCGCAGTCCCGGTCTGTGGAGGTGGTAATAGCGGAACCGGAGCGCCCGGCACATTCATAGCCGCAGCAGAATACGGAGAAACGTAAGAGCCCCCGGCATCTGTAATAGGAGTGGCTGATGGCGGAACGGGAGATGTCGCACGCGCGCGACCAGTCGGCACAGGAGATACGAAGGGCGCAAAGCCTCCAGCACCCTCACCAGACTGCGGAGAAACAGGCACACGGAACTTAGTGGAAGCCGCAGCAATCGTGCGCGCTGCCCGTGCTGCACGCTCCATGTCAGAGGCCATGCCTGCGGTCAGCCGCCGCGCACCGCCCAAAGACGACACCATGTTGTTGAAGCCCATCTGCACGTCTTTCTGGGTAGACGCCAGACGCTCCAGAGCGCGGATCATTTCGCCAACAGGGCCGATAACCTGTGAGGCATCAGCGACTAACGAGACGCCGATTTTATAGGCTTCAACAGTCATAATTCTTTCCTACTGGAGAGCGTCCAGAGTCTCATTTTTTGGGAAGTGGTACAAGGGTTGTGAAGGCGCGTGGTCAGGGGGATGATGTGGGCAAATCCGTCCGCTGCAGCCGATAACAGAATAGCGGCGCTCGACAAGCGTTACACTCGGCTCCCTCGCCGGTCGACGATTATGCTACGCCAGCATTGATTCCATGCAGCCGCATGCACATATATATTTTATCCACAATAGCGCAAAATTCTGTTAAGTTATCCACAATATCCACGCTATCCACATTTGAAATGTGGCGACTTCGTGACAATTCACATGCGCGGATGAAATTTCCACACATTACCCACAAAAAACTCATTTACTTTTGGGGAAATCGTAAGATTGATTCAACACGAATCGACGCAAGAAATGCTAAAAATTTCGACAGCGTCCGGGGTCTGCTGTCTTTTTAGATGTGGGCCATCTTCAGTGATTGCCTACATGTAACTCATGTTGATTGCTTCACAGGAGTTCATAAAAAGGGGAATTATCATGTTTAGCGAATCCGAAATCACCAAAATGATTGCGGAAATCAAAAGGAAAACAGCGCAAAATACAGTCTCACCTAAAGCTGCACGCGCGTCTCTGATCCGAAGTGGCTTTTTATCCAGTAATGGAGAAGTCTCTCCGCAGTTTGATACTGCCCGTAACAGAACTTACCGCAGAGAAACCGTTCGTTCTGCGCGCACGCTCAAGACTGGTGCAGAGCGCATACGGCCTGTTCAGCGCATGCTGCGGAATAACACGCGAGCATCTTAATATTTCTCATGGGCAAGACTTACAGACCTCTTATTATCGGTTATCACGGTTGCGATAAGGAAAAAGGAGAGGCAGCTCTAGCGGGAGAAGAAATTCCCCCAAGTAATTCAAAATATGATTGGTTAGGAAATGGGATATATTTCTGGGAAGGGGATCAGCACAGAGCATTAGAATGGGCGCAAATGCTTAAAAAGCGCGAGAAAATAAAAAATCCTTTTGTATTTGGGGCTATCTTGGATTTGGAAAACTGTCTCGATTTAACCCAAAGGGAAACTATTCCGCTTATGAAGGAGGCTTATGAAAGTTTGAAAGAAATCCTTGTCAAAGCGAAGAAACCATTACCTCAAAATAGCTGCCCCAAAGGATTGGTTGAGCCTGATAAACTATGGCGTGCTTTAGATTGCGCTGTTATTCAGCAGCTTCATGAGTTATTGCCCAAACGATTTGATTCTGTGCGAGGTCTATTTCCCGAAGGGAAACCTATATATCCGGGATCTGCATTTAAAGAACTTAGTCACACACAAATTGCTATTATCAACCCAAAACGGATTGTTGGTGTATTCAGAGTAAAACAAGACCCTTAGATAAATGCACCCTAGAGCGTTTTCCACCCCTTCTACCCCTCCCTCAACTCGCATTAAACCGGCTCACTCATCCCCTTCCCTCTGGTTGGGGAGAGGCAGCCCACACATCGCACGAACAGCAAGCGTACCAATACGACGCACGATCTTGTGCTCATTCCTAAAGGCCGCCACAGAAAGCTCTGGGCGTGGCGGCTGATAGTTTTTCTGCTCCATGCGGCCAAGTTCAAACACTACAGCCTTGATGTCGTCAGAACCGATGGAAGCATGCACCACAGGCCCGGCCTCGGATATACGTACGCCATAGCTCTCGCGCATATCTCCGGTTCGCAACCCCGGATCATCTGGCGTAAATCCCAGCCTGATACGCTCGTCTATGGTGCTATCTGCCAGTGGAGCAGTTGGCAGGCCGGGTTCAGGCCCATCCAAGTAATGCCCGATCTGTTCTTTCGTATCGCGCTCAATAAGAGCGGCGCCTTCTTCTACGCCACGATGAACGGCCACATCAACGGCAAGCCCCCTTGTCGCCAGATGGCCTATGAATCCCTCAATGGTCTTAAACTGCCGCACCATCTGGCACCTCAATGAACATCATGGCATCCCAATCGAACGTCTCTCCACGCATTTCGCGCAGAGCTACGCAGGCGGCCAACCTGCGCTTATCGCTCCATTTCCCGCAAACTTCCCACGGCACCCCATTCTGGGCGAGAAACAGCATTTCCCTAAAAATGGGGTGCTCGCTCAGTTTTTTACTGCGGCCTTTTCATCGGCAGAACTGGCATCTTTCTTGCCGTAAAAAATCGGCATCAGAGCAGCTACGCCATCATTGCCGATATCGTTGGCCAGATCCTTCACTTCGTCTTTCGTAATCGGCATCTGCACAGGCACACCATTAATGGCGGTTACAGAGCAGATCATCTGGGCATATCCCAACCATGCTCCGGCAGACTGTGAACTCATCGCAGAGCCTGCAGCCTCAATCAGATCCAGCATACTGCCCGGATCAATTTCTTTTAGAGAAAGAGTGTTGCCTGCTGCTGTTTTAATTTCTGCTGGAATGCTCATGAAATTTTAGTCCGAATTGGAGAGAAGAAACTGAGGGTCTGATAAACAATCCCCTCTTTTTGCCATGTTCCGCCCGCTGAAAGCGAAAGCCCTACCTGGCTGAACTGCCATTTGGACGTGCTGCCGTCTGGCTCGCTGATATACTGGTAAATGGTGCCGGAATTGATCGTGCCGGCAGACCAGAATCCTTCTTCAATGGCCGCAATCAAATCATCAACAGCGCGGTTGGCACGGGCAATCGTAAAGCTTCCGCGCCAACCATTCGGTGTTGCAAATTCAATCGGCGTGCTGTTAAGCGGATCCGCACGCTGGGTTGTGGTTTCCTGATTGGCTGTAAAACCAGTCACGTCCCGTAGATCAATGCGGGTGCCTGCCCAAAGGAGGGTAAGCCGACAGTTCCGGCCAATGCTGTATGGATTGGTAGCCATTTCTTAGCCCCCAGAAGCCACAGTGACAGTCACACCCTGACCGCCCTGCAAGTTGACGATGAAGTAACGCAGGATGCCCATGTATTTGACCTTCACATCGGCCTGCACATAACCAAGGGCTGTACGACTATCCGGGTTGTTGCTGGTGTCGCACACGACCGAATACGGAGTGCTACCGTCCGTGCTGCCAAGAACACCCTCGGTCAGCATGTTGGACAGGAAACCCAGCAGCGTAGCTTCAATGTTGGTGAACAGATCGGCATTGATCGTCTGGCCGATGTAGGAACCCGTACCTGTGGCAAAGGTCTCCGCCAGATAGTTCGTCAGACGTGTGTAATTATCGCCATTTACTGCCGCAGATGTGGAGCAATTGATGCCACCACGCACAGCCCAATAGTTCCCGCCCGGTGCCGGGTAACAGATCACGTCAATCCCAGCTTCAAATAGAGCCGACAGCTCTGCATCAGAATACGAAAGCAGCGTGCCAGAACTTGTCAAACCTGCCTTCTGGCTGCCGATGATCCCATAAAGCTGCTTGTTCAGCGTTGACTGCTCTGGGGAAAGAGCCGCCAGCAGACCTGCTGCAAATGCAGCGGGAGATACCAGCATATTGCCGTTGGTATCATCATCCCACCAGATCCAGTCCCCGTGCATCACCTTCATGGCGTAGCTGTCGGCACCCGCTCCGGAAAGCGCAGAAGTGGCGGCAGAAACACTCGTGCCAGATGGTAAGGCTGCAATCATATACAGCCCCTCACCCAACCCGAAATCAATCTGGGCAGAGAGCGAGGTTTTATCGGACAACCCGCACAGCAAACCAATGGCGCAACCCTGATTACGCAGCGCATACATGCCCGTGCGAGATGTGCCGTCTGTGCCGATGAAGGCTGTTGCTGAAGGAGCGCCGCCATCTGCACCGCCCGCCAGCGTGACATTGCCAGCAGCAAGGGTCGTGCCGCCTGTAACGACAACCAGAGACGAGGCATCAGCATTGACTGCTGCAATAATCTCGGCCCATGTCGTGCCTTGATACGTGCTCGTTCCCAACACGCTATGCGTCACAGTCAATGTCCACATAGACGCGTTAAGCGTGCCCTGAGACAGCGTGGCAGTAATCGCGTTCCCTGCTGTGCCGGTATAGACTGCCGTAATCGTAGCGCCTGAAATCGTGCCCGTAGCAGCTTTATCGGTGCCATCGGTCACACGCACACAGCGGAAATCAGAAGCGCCCTGATACACGCAGATATTGACGTTCACGCCCATATCCGTGGCCAGCGCCTGCTTAGCACCAAACACGAGCAGATAATCAGGCATGCCGCCAACCACGACTGGCGTATTAACCGGCCCCCATGAGGATGTGCCAACGACACCAATGCGGCTGGATGAAACGCCGTTCAGAAGCGTTACAGGCGCTTGAATCTGCACATACACATTCGGAACGGTCAGGGACGTGGTATTCAGCGCCCCCGCCTGGTAAATTTTCGCCATCACACGCCTCCAACAGGCACAGCAAAGCGCCGAATGTCTGCGCCGTGCTTCTTGATTTCATCGGGGTCTGAAATGGTCGCGCCTACCGCATAGCCGTATCCGGGCTGCGTCACGCGATAGAGCGCGCCACCCTGTGGCTGCGCGGTAGGCGCAACGGCAGCTTTCGCACTCGCCGGAGCGGGTGCGCTTCCCTGTGTATCCGTCATATTGTCTCGCTGATTTAGGCCGGTTGCCCGGCAAGGTTGGTGGCCGCGTCCTGTAGGACAACATCGCCAGCCTGATTAAGCATAAGGCCCGCGTAGGGCTGCTCAACCGCAAACACTAGGTTCCCGGCGGCATCTTTGTAGAACGTTGCCATATCGTCAGTGCTGATTGCCCCGACATTACCTGGCACATCGCCAAACGGATGAAGTGCCACGCCAACATGGGTGACTGTATGGGCAAGTCCAACACCAAACATCATCTGCGCTGCTGTCTGGGTATTGAGTGTGTCAAACGTGATCTTAAAGCGGAAGTCACGCCGATAAACGCCGCTGGTCTGCATGGCGTCTACATCATTGGCCCCGGCAAACAGCATCAGGGCATTTTGCCCATCCAGTGTGGGTAACCATGACTGCGCAGAAAGCGCCGCGTCCAATGCGCTCCCTAAATTATCACGCGCATTCCCGCCATTTGTAAAAATGGAGACAGTGAAAAGCTGCTCCTGCCTGCGTGTTACGCGCGTGATCTGGCCATATCCTGCGGTAGCCGCTTCCACCAGAGCCGCATTCGGCACAATCACTGTGGCTCCGCTGGTATAGGCTCCATCAATCAGGCCTGCCAGCGATTGCGCGATAAGCTCCGGGGTATCATCTGATTGCACCGCATATGCCACGCTTGTTTTGTCGGGTATCAGGCCGCTTCGATCTGGAATGACGCGCAACCCTACAACGCCACTAGGCGTAGCCCCGTCTGCAATACTGACAGTGGCTTGATTGCCAGAGGCTGTAAGCGTGACGGTGCAAGGGCTGATTGCACCTTCGCGCCATGGCCAGCCAAGAGGCTCGGCAATCTGGCGGTAAGCCGTTGAATAAGCCGTCACCCCCACATAATCGATGCCATTCTTTATACTACATGCGCCTGTGTAATCAGCATTGTTCAGCCACCCACGCCGCACAATCGTACGCCTGCCAGTCAACGGCGAAACACCGGCACCAATACCGTTGGGATACAGTATCTGCGCTATGGTGTAGGCCAGAGCCTTAGAAATGGTGCCAACATCAGCCATTAAATCTGGTTCACCGAAATCATGAGACGGTTGCCATATTGCGAGGGCTCCACAGCATCAACCGTATATTCCGCGCCCATATCATCGGTAACCGTCATGTAAGGACGCGGCGTAAAGCCGGGAATAATAGGCGCAAGCATCTCAAACTGACCGGAACGCAAATTACCAGGAAGCCCGCTAGAAACACGCTCACCCTTGTTTTTCAGGATAATACTCACCGGCCAACCCGATGCCTCAACAGATCCGGAACCGTCAGTAGATTGACCGTTATATCCATCCTGATAACCGGCAAGATTACAGGCATCGCCAGAACTACCGCCAGTCGCGCCTGATCCGCTCTGGTCCGTAGCTGCAAAACTGACAGTGCGGTTTGTCAGAACGCACACAGCCGGACGGAATGGCTCAAACCGTGCCACGAAATACGTGCCCATAGGTGCAACAAGAATATCACCTGCCTGCACATCAGTCGTATCAAACAACCCGAAAACCGTAGGCTTATCCCAAAGCGGCGGCTTCCTGAATGAGAACGCTGCATCAGAGGCAAAATCAGCAAACAGCGTTGTATGTGCCACACCCATGGGATCAGTCAGGCTTGTAGGCCGATATTGCGTGGTTAACGCACCAACACGCTGTGCTGCTTTGCCATATCCCTTGGCAACTTTGGCCTGTAGGCGTGCCTGATCCATTACTTGCGTTTCGTACGCCGCTGGTTCAGCGCCACAACATCACGATCAATAGAACGCGCCTGCGGTGTTTTCTTGAATTCCCGCATTGTCATTCCTGTCAGATCGGACATGAACCGATCTTCTTTCTTGTCCTGCATCGAGCGCAGATACGCGTTCATGCTGGTCGGGCGTTTTGGGGCTTTTGCCATCACTTCTTCTTCCGAATAACCTTGTTGGCTGCTGCTTTGATCTTGGCTGCAGTAGATGGCGAAAGGTTACCCTTCTTCACTTCCTGCGTAGCCCTCGCCTTGGCGTTGGCCGCGCGCGCTTTCGTATCAATCGGGTAACGCCGCGAGCCGGGCAAAGCGAATGCGCTTTTAGGCAGCCGGTTGCGGCGTGCTGTTGTCAGCTTGGCCATCACCTGCCTCCAGCTTTGCGTGCTCAGCTTCCTGCCGTTCTTCATCCTCGGACGGATGAACATTCGCCGCTGCTAGAGCGACAGACAGCACACCCGATGGGGGCGCAGGAACGCCACGCGCTGCACAGTACGCCGCCTCGCCCTCCATCAACTCAGGCCGCCCGTTCCGTGGGGCCACATTCCCATGATGGTCTGCGATGAAACCTATTTCACAGGGCACGCCAGTCACACGAATGGCACGCCCTTCGCTCCAAGGCGCAGGCTCCCCAGCTTCAACAGAACGGATGTCCACCACAACGCCATTTTCTACCCGCGCCCATCTCTGGGGCGGAACTTTGTTGATTGTCATATTCCCTCAGATCACCACGCGATTCGCAGAGCGCAGGCCGGGCCCCGGGGGCACGCCAAGAAACTGGCACAATTGCCGCCGCCACCGATTAAACAGGCCCATCCTGTCCTGCACTTCGTTCTTGTTGTGCGTCCACACAGCAGCCTGATCCGTATCCAGATTGTCGCCGGCAGTCAGAATGGCCGTTTCCAAACTGGCAATGTCTTTCACATATTGTCGCACTTGCGCGACTTCGGCATCAGCAAGGTTACGTAGGCGCCATTCATTGAAGCCATATACCCGAAAGAAGCGCCAAGACTGCTGGCTGCTGTTGATGCCGCCCATTGCTGGATAGCCCATGAAGCGGCGTACCGTTACAAGTTCATCATCCGACAAAAGGTCGGTTGCATCTGCCATTATGCTGGCTCCAGCGGCGCTCCACGAGAACGCAGCAGTTCTATTTCTGCGGGGTTGCTCACAACCTCTCCTGCGCTCCATTCGAACCGGCCTCGATTGAATTCTTCCTCAATGAAGCCGAAAGGCCGCAAAAGCCGCACGGCCTGCACAGGAGCGGGTTTCTTCTCGTCCTGCACAGGAGGAGCGGCTGGTTTAGCCGCCCCACGCCGCGCTTGGCTCATCAGGCTGTAGCGCCCAGAGATGTTGCACCAAGGCTTTCAATCACCACGCCACGCTTCAGGTAGCTGTTGGTCGCCGTGGGAATGATCGTTGTATTGGCAGTCAGGTCAGTTGGCAGAGCAAATCCACCAATCCAAGACCAAGACTGCGCAATGATCTGCCCCAGACGATCCAGCGGCGGACGGGTAACCATCAGCACATCGTCAATATGCTCCACCTCACCCGGAAGATCGGCATATGCCTGCGCCATGTTGGCATAGTCGCCCTCAATCAGCGCACCTGCACCACAGATGATGGCACGATGGATCTGGCCCTGCCCCAGAGACGCCTGCTGCGGGGCTTCTGTAGTCGGGATAAACCGAATGCCCAGCAGTTCGAACACCTGACCCGTCCGGTATTCATCAGACCCATACTGACCGCGATACAGCAGCTTGAAATCAGGATCACGGAACAGGCCAAGAAGCTGGGAATTATCAAGGAAGCAGTTGAAGCAGCCGCCAATCGTCGGAACGTTGTTGTTGCGCAGCGCAGCAACCGCCCCCAGCATGGTGTCAATGGTCAGGTAATCACCCGTCACCACGTTACCGTTAGCGTCTTTGGAGCCCGATGCAAGAAGCCCTGCCGTTGTGGCGCGACCATTCGGACGCAGAACCAGAGGTGCAGTTGCAGCAACCACCGCGGCATTCAATGCTGCATCAGTTGTCGCAACATTCTCAGAGAACGTCAGCGTGCCAGAAATGCCGCCCGGTGCCTTGCTGACGTTTGTCGCATCCGCAGCAACATTAACCAGCGTATAAGAGCCGGAACCAACGGTAACAGTCATACCACTGGTTGCAGAAACCGGGATAACCTGCCCCAGGCTATTCATGACGCGCTGGAAGCCGCGGATGTCATCAACCTGAACGGTTGTGCCCGCGGCTGCTAGTGCTGTGGTTACGCGGGTGTTCCCGCCCAGATAGCCACCAACACCACCAATAGCGCCGCCGAACAGGGAATTGCGCGCCAGACGGTCAAGAGACTGACGGGCGTTAATCCCCAGAACCCGTGCATTTTCGACAAACTGGTTCGCAAGCCCGACACCTTCGGTAACCTGATTGAGGTCCATCGTGTTACCGAACTGCGCAATTTCCAGCGTGTACTGTTCCACAGACCATTCCGTGGGAGACATGCCGTTATCGAAATTGCTGTTGGCCGCGGGATTGAGCGGGGTTTCAACCGGAGCCAGCAAACCACGACGGGTATCCGTAATGGTCTGGCCGATACGGGCCGGAAATTCCATGCGGTCAGCAACGGAACGAAAGCCAAGTTTGGATTCAAGGCTCGCTTCAAATGCACGGGCCAGAAAGCCCTGCTGGATAATGGGTTGTAGTGCTGCGGGGAAATCGGCAATTGCCATTTCGTTATCTCACTGTTTGCAGAGTCATTGCTACAGCGCCCGCAGCATCAGCCGCTGGGCGAGACTGCATCAGCAGTCGGTTAGGATGGTGTAAAAAGTTTGGGGTTAAGTCCCGCTGCCTGCGCTTTGGCCGCCACTTCTTCTGGTGTTGCCTTGCGCGCATCAAACGGTTCAGCCTTACCCGGCTTAGGGTCTGGCGCCGTTTTGGTGGTGCCGGTTTTGGTGCCGGGCTCAACGGGTTGAGTGAACAGATAGCCACGGCTCTCTTTCGCTGCGTCCATCACAGCATCCAGTCCTTCGATCTGCCCATTTTCGCCCATCTTGACCTCAGAAAGATCAATCAGCCGCACCACATCATCGGGAGAAACAGCGCCCAGCTTGGTTGCAAGCGCCTTGGCTTCTGCCCGAATGACAGCCTGATCCGCCTGTGTTTTGGACTGTGCAACTGCCGTTTGTGCTTCAGTCTTCGCGGCTTCAACGGCCTGCTGTGCCTCAGCCAGCTTACCTTCAAAGTCGGACTTCTGCTGCGCAAGCTGCCCTTTGAAACCATCACGGGCTTTAATGGCCGCATCACGCTCAGCGCGCACTGCATCCACATCTTCCCGCGCGGCCTTAAGTTCATTGCGCAAAGTCACAATGTCAGCACGCGCACGCGCCAATTCACGCGGCGTGTTAGGATCAGCACCACCGTTCCCAGCATCAGCCGGGTTTGCATTATCGGACATCAGTCCCTCACTTTTTGATTAAAAAAACCGGCATCAGCCGGAAGCGTCAGGCCGTAACCTGATGCGTCTCTGTCTTCCCAACACCCGCCGCCGTGCGCACAGCTTTGGTCGCGGATGCGTCTGCATTCCGGGTTGCTTGTATTGTTGGGTCTTGAAGTTCTGCCTGCACCCGCACCCACTCAGTGGCCGGGTCAGCACAACCAGTCTTGGCGGCGAATATCGAACATGCGCTTTCGTTCGAAAGGATCCCGCCCTTTACCGCTGTCACAAGAGCCTGTGACAACTGCAAAATCTCACTGTCGGTCGCAGGGAAATACGGCGGCCATTCCAGCGCCAGACCAGCATCATCTAGCGTGACACGCTCGCCATCAACCTGAATACCGCCCTCAATGGCCAGAGAGAAATCGCAGATCATCCGATACAGCGAAAGCAACGCGCCTTCGCCATAAGACAGACGCATCCGGTCCGCGAGCCACACGAGTGACTGACACATCATCTCCATGGCCCGGCCAGATTGCGCAGCACTGATCTTATCAGCATGCGCCCTGTTGCCGTGCAGGATTTCCAGAACCAGCGCACGTAATTCGCGCCAGTATTCCATCACCGTACCAGCAGAACTTCCGTTGATCTCCAGCATTTTCGCGCTGGCTTGCTCGGGCAGGATAATCGCCGTTGCTGAGCCACCTTCGCTGGCCGGGGCACCATCGCCGCCCGCAGGGTCGCCACCTACACCAGTAATCACCAACTTAGGATCGGAGCAGTATTTCAGGCCGCGCCCAACCTGCGAAAGTTGATAGTCACCCTCGATAACCGTATCAATCGCACGCTCAAAAGTGCATGGCCCGTCTGGCTCTTGCCCTGGTGGCGCTAGGTTTCGCACCCATACAATCGGCACAAAGCCCAAGCCGTGCGGCGGTCCACTGCGCTCGGTATCCACTTCCGGGTCGGTGCCACTGGTTGCGAGCCACGGCTTGTAAACGCGGCTTTCAGTGCGCGTCCATTCACGCCTATACCAGTAATCGACAGCGTCACTTCCCGCTGGAATGACATACCCCAGAGCACGCACCTGACGGCCCTTAATAAGATACTGGCTGACAACCTGCACCAGATCGCCCTTGGCGTCCCATTCAGGCTCCAGATATGGCGTATCCAGCACAGAAACCGACAAAGCCCCGTCAACCGCCTCAACCAGCAATGCGACAGAGCCGATTGAGCCCTTGAGAATGGCTTCCATTAGAACCGCAGGCAACTGGCACTCTCTCGTAATGCTGGAAAGTGCTTCTGCTGTGTCAGGACTATCGCATTTCAGTGTTGGCCAATGCGTTTCACCGAATGTCAGGCTGGCCGCATCCTCAACCACAACGGTGCATAGATGCGAACGCACAGACGGCCTCCGTTGGGAGAGCGGGATATACTCATCGTTATTCCACTCTTTCGAAAACGGATACGGCAACGCGTCATACATCGTGCCGTCACGCACAGCAGACAAACGCAGCAATCTCTGGGCACGTGCAGATACCTGCTGCGGCACCAGAATTGTTTCCTGTAGTTCCTGCCAGTCCATTATCTGCTCAGTGAGAACCGTTTGTTTGTTACGAAGCGGGCTGGTGGTTTGACCACCGGAGCGGGCGCAAAAGTAAGCCCCAAAGCATCGGCAATATCGGGAGAACGTAGGCCACGCTTTTTCATGGCATCCTTGCTTTCCACCAGTAGATTGCCGGAACTGTCCAAACCATACCGAACCGTTGAAAGCTCAGCGGCCAGATCCTCTGCGTTGTCCTTGCTTTCTGCCTGAATGGAGGCGTCACCAGTGCGCAACCAAGCGGCCACCTGCAGCCACAGATAATCGCGCAGCTTTGCGGGCTTGGCATCTTCCGCAACGACCTCATCAGGCGCGCGGCAGGCCACGTTCACATCCACGACCGGCAGCTTCTGCTCACGCAATCGATCAGCAACGCCTGCGCCCACGCCAACAACGTCAACGTAAATGCTGTCAGCATTCCAGCGGCGAAAGAAATCTGCCGCCATCCCGGCTGTGGCCATCGTATCCTGCTTGGCCCTAATTTCTATTTTCTCAACCCGCGGGCCTTCACGCAGGACAAATGTTGTTCTGTCGTCACCAAAGCGGGCAACGTCCACACCCAGCCTGCGCTCGTATTTTCCGTTCGCTGGTTCACGCGCAAGCGCAGCTTCTGCCGTTTCCAGCGGAATCAGAACATCGTCGTCTTGCTTGGGGAAATCCCCATCAGCACGCACGCGAACAACGTTTGAACCTTCCCCATACTTGCGCACCAGATTGGCGCGGTAACTGGGGTCAACCAACGGGCTATCAGAGCAGCGAAAGTGAAGCGCCGTGTACAGCGCCCTGTCCTGCTTCTGGGAGCGCGCAAAGAAACCTGTGTTGCGCGTTGGGTTCCCAACCATAAGCAGGCGCGCACCGTGAGAAGAAAGCGCACCTTCCGCAACCTCGAATATCTCGTCAGGAACGCCGCTGGCTTCTTCAATCACGAACATGATTGAGCCGCCAGACGATGAACGTTCTACCGCTTTGTTATCATCCGTGATCTGCACATCAGAGGCATGAAAGCCCTGCAATGCATCAGGAGATTCCCGGCGACTTGTGCGAGCAACAGCATACCACTCAGCGGGCTGCCCCTTGTCGGATATCCTGTCCTGATTACGGTCAAACAGGTTTGCCAGCCACAATTCTTCCGGCAGGCCATCTGCGCGCGCTCGCTCTTCAGACCGACGCCCCCACTTGGAAAGCTCTGCCCAAAGAACGTTGTAAAGCTGCGATGCTGTTGGGGCTGTGCATGGAATGCGACAGTATTCGTAACACTCCAGATGCCACCAGATCGCTGCAGAAGTAGAACCCGACTTGCCGACGCCATGACCTGCCCGCACCGATACCTTGGCCCCCGGCGGGGCAATAGCCTCCAGTAACTGACGCTGTTGCGTGGTCGGATTAAGCCCTAAGCGCTGACGGGCATACAGAACAGGATCTTTACGCCAGATACCGCGCAGTTTGCGGTAATCAGCAATATCAGCCTGAGTTAGAGCCATCTTCCTGCAATGCCGCGTTGAGCAAGCCGGAAACGCCGCCGCCCTTCACTTCTATCGGGCCGCCGTCTGGGCCACTCAGTTCCTGGCGGGAATTGTTCCCGTAAACCTTTGGCCGCAATTTGGAGGCAACCCAGATACGGGCATCAACCCGAACCTTGATGGCGGGCGCGTCTTCTTTGTCTCGCGCCTCATCTGCAATGTCGATGATTTCTTCCGCAAACCAATCAGCAGCAGCCTCGCGTGCATGCGCGTATTGGTTACAAAACCCTTGGTATTCGCGTAGCCATCTAAAAACAGTCAGACGGCAAGGCATATCTTCCTGCTCGCAGATAGAGCGTAAACTCTTCCCTTCCGAGATGGCCGCGCAGATCACGTCACCAAGTTCATCACTGTATTTCGTGGGACGCCCCGGTGACTTTTTAACCGGCCCTTTTTGTCCGGCCATATCCAACACTCCAGAATGAAAAATGCGCTTCCTGCCTTAACGCTGCTCATTTAAGGCGGCACGTTTTACCCATGCCGTTGACCAATACCTACTACACGGGAGCCAACGGTTAGAGAGAACAGGATTGCGATGCGCGCTACATCGTTAAAGGATGGCTGCCCCCGAAACTGTTTTCGAACTGCCGCAACATTGCTTCACGCTGAACACGCCCATCGACTGCAATCAGCAGCGCATTGGAGGCGCGCCCCGAAACATTCCCACGCATCAAACCAAACCGTGGCCAACACCGGATACGCACATCAGGACGAAGCCCCGTATTCGCGCATTCCATCATCGACAGCGGCAAGTCTGCGCGGTGCCATGTATTTTCTGTTGCGGGCACGATGTCGCAAAGAAGCGACAGGCCGGACACAATACCAAGGCACAGAGCGTCACGGCGCTTGAAACGCACGATGTCGCCACGCCTGAGTATCTGCATTTTGTCCGGGCAAAGAAAAAGCCGCACTGTGGCGGCTTGTGAACGTAGTTATTGCATTGTGGTTAAACGTATACAGAAACCTCGCTAGGGGTACAAGTCTTTTTATTTTTGCACCGCAGCGACCTATAGAACTCGTTCAACTGGCCCAGCAGCATTGCGCATTGTGCCGATATTTTTCTATGGGCGGACCCTGATGATACGCGCGGAAAGAACATTTCCCCCAACTGCCGAAAACTCAACTCATCCACCAACATCAACCGCAGGATCTGGTTTGCCCTCTCCCCCAAAGCCCTGCGCACATCGAACAATCGCCCTGCGGCATTTGCCCGCGTCATGTTCCAAGAAAGATCATCATGCTTCACGGTTGTGTCCGACACATGGTTTTCTGGAAACTCAATGATGCCTTCATACGCGAAGGTATAATCCCTATACCAACGCTCACCTGCGTTTGCATCGTCCTGCGTGATGTCCCCGGCATTGAGCAATGATTGCACAGTTGTCAGCACGCGAGGTGGATTGCCTCGGGTGAAAACAGATTTCGCCGCCCGTTCAGGCGTAGGCCTATTATCCTGCGCATGGGGGATAATGTAGCGTGGTTTTGTTGCGACCTTCTGCATATTACCTACCCAATCCTGCAATAATTTCGAAAAATACCAATGCCAACCAAAGCCCGATCACAATGCGTGGCGGCGTGCGGTCAGTCGCGCACATTATTGACCAGCTCTTTCTGCGCCTCAGTCAAAGGCACACCAGCCCGCACATTCTGCAATGCACAGGCCACATTCCAATCAACCGGCGCTGTGTATGTTTCCACATTGCCTGGTTTTAGAAAATCTGGGAGGTTTTCGCGCCAGTTCGTTTTCTCAGTCACCACATATCCTCGCTGAATAGCATATCAGCAGGACCATGCTTCTTGATGATCTGTCCGGCATTACGCGCGACAAGAAATCCGATGCGCCGATCTACAAACCCGTCCGATGTATTGAAGCCCTGCACAATGTCGATAATATCTGTGCTTTCGATCTTCACACCTTGTTCCCGCATGACCATGAATACGTCATGGTGCCGCTTTGGTCTTGGGGCAGCAAAGACGCGTCTATACTCTTCCCCATCCTCATCGCGCCAATGAACATAAATGGCCGCGCATGTAATTCTGCGCTTTCCCCAATACTTCCGCTTCATCCCTTTCGGGACTTTCATCTGGTGCGTATAGCCCTCGGAAAACTCATACCCTCCAGCGCAAATGCGTGCCGTTCTGCCTTTGGTTATTCTTCCAAAAGCAAAGACCTTTTGCACGATAACGGGCTTGCGTTTGTTGAGCCATTTCATACGCAGATGGAATCACAAACTGCCCAGAAAGTACAGGGAAAACTTACCCTTTCGGCCCCTTCATCCAATCATCCCGAAGCGGCAGGATTTCTTCATCCAGCAACCCCGGCTCTGGCTCATGTATGGGCGGCAGATCGGTGCGTGGTTCCTGTGCTGTTTCGCGCCGGTTTGTCGGCCATTCGTGCCAGCCCATTAGGTCGGTTTTGGTTAGGTTTTCTTGCATCGTATCTTTCCGCATCTCGTGCATTCTTGGTCGTAAAAATAGCCTATCACCACTCCGTCCCCATCAAGCCTCCTGCCTTCGTGAAGGATTTTCCAATGGTGAGGGCATCTGATGATGAAGAACCACACCACAAAGCATGATAAGAAAACTGTTGTGCACATGAAGCATATTACTTGCGTCACTTTGCGCCCCTGCTCTGCACTCCCCTGCTCTGCACTTCTGCTAAGGCCTCCAGAAGATCGCACGCATAGCGATGTGCTCCAGCCGCATTTTGCGTGAAAACAACGACCTGACCGTTAAGGTTGAAGTTCGTTACGATCATCCCATCCGGCCTCACAGAAACACTCACTTTGGTATTATTTTTCAATTCAGACATACCCCTAAAATCCCCACATCTTCCCGCAGAGTACACCGTAACCACTCATGCGGTCATTTATCGTTCTCATGCTCACACCGTGCTCTCCGTGAAACCTCGCGGCTGTTTCCGGCATATCGCCGCATGTTGCGCCTCTAGGTTCGTAATCAGCGGCTCCAACCATGCCCGTGCTTCCGGACCTGCCGTTTCGAGTTGACGGCGATACTCGGCAATGCGCTGGCGCAAGCTCGGCTGGTCTGGCTGCATCCGCTTCACCGCGTCTTTGGGCTGCACTGGCTGGCGACCCTTCCAAGCGTTGACAGCACGCTCAACAGCAGCGCGTTCCTCTGGCGTGCGGCGCTTGGGAGCTTCCTTGGCGGCCTCGGCCATCTTCACCACCTTGCGCGCTGCGTGAACCTGCCAGCGGATTTTCTCAGCGAACGGCAGCAGGTGGGCGTAAAGCTCAGCCGGTGCGGGCCAGAACTTGCCGCGCTCACCAGAGCGGGCCCATGCCCTACGCGCTTCGGGACACCACACGGCTGCGGGCAGATCGCCACAAACTTCCACCATCGCATGCGCCTGCTGTTGGGCCCGTGCTTCATCCGGCCCATTCACCACCAACCCGGCCAGCTTTTTCAGCCACGCGGCAATCAGCACGGGGTCAGCAGGCTGGAGTGCAACGCCTGCAACAGCTCGCGCTTCGGCAACACGCTGCGGCGTCAGGTCACGGGCCTGCAATGGCACGCTGTTGCGGACGGCATCGAGCAGCACACTCAGATCTGGGCTCGGCTGGCGAATGGCTGATGGTGCGAGTGTCGAAATTGCGTTCATCGGTTAAACTCCGGGAATGTCGGGCACACCGGCCCATGCGTCAGCCACACGGTCTGCGCGAGATTTCGGGGCATTCCCCACGATGTGGGCAGATGGGATTGTTCCGCTGGCCAAGGCCTGCGTGACGGGGCTGTTGAACCACGCTGGCGGTTTACCCTTCCCGCCAAAGCGCGATTTCTCCCGAACGGTGCCAAGGATGATCTCGGTTGCGGTCTCGAACGAATATCCACGGGCAGAGGCATCAGCCAGCCATTGGCGCACGCAATCAGCCCGAACCATCGAACGGGCCGGATTGTTGCCCGTTGCGGCAATCACGTCCTCGGCCAATTCCTGCCACCGGTCGGCAATCGGTTTTTCGGTTTCGGTCGCGCGATTACAACCTACATCTTTACCTTCCTCCCTTCCTCCCTTCCTTCTTTCTGTGACGCGAAAACCGTTTTCGGGATGCGAAAAATCACTTTCGGAATCCGATGCAACATTTTCGGGATGCGAAATGCTTCCGAAAGACTTAGCGAAACCTTCCGAAACTGGAAGTTTTTTAAGTTTTCGGAATGCGAAAAACTCACTCGCAGACATATCTTTTTTAGAACGATTACATCCCCTGCATGCACACACTAAATTGGAAGCATCATCAGACCCCCCTTTAGAAACCGGTGTAACATGATCAATTTCAAGGCTGTCATGACGCTTGCTATAATAAGAAACCTCAGACCCGCAGTAAAAACACCGGCCATTAAAGCGGGCCCATATAGCTTTCCGTTTGCTGCGGTTTTCTTCTGCCTCATCATCCAAGCCAACAAAGCTACGCAAATGATCAGGGATTTCAAAAAAGAGGGACGGCTTTTTAGGTCTCTGCCATTTACAGAAGTTTTTTATGAGGCCAATAGGCTTCTCGCCATCAAGCGCCTCTTTCACCACTCCAATATCGACCATCTCTTGCAGTAATGCTTTTGCATCGACATTATCCGCAGGGAGAATGCGTGCCTTTAGCGTGAAGGGCTTCCACGCGAAAGCGCCTTGATCATCAGCTTCACTCCAAATCCCAATATAGAAAAGGCGTGCTTCTATAGAGAGGGAAATGAATCCCTCATCTGTGTAAAGGCCAGGGTGAACACTACGGATACGAGCCATCAGTTCACCTCACCCAACGTCACTGCCTCAGAATTTACGTGCGCCCAAGCAAGAAACTCAAAAGCAAAGATGTGCCACTTGGGCATTTGCATATCTATTCCTGCCGCCTGAAGGTCAGCAATCTGACGCCTTGTAATGAGGCCATAAGCTGGGCTTTGTTTTGTCATGATCATATGCCGAAATTCTTCAACGGTTTTATGACGCTTCTCAGAGTTACATTCCCAGCATGCCAGTAATAAATTTGGCGGAATATCTGCCCCGCCTCTGCTTCTAGGGTCCATATGGTCAACTGACGCGCAGCAATCGTCATGCAAGCGCAAGCGTTTCCCGCAATACCCGCAAAGCCCCTTCTGCATTTTATGAATCCAGAGGCGAAATTCATGCGTAAAAGAGACGCCTGTCTGCTTATTAGAAAACACCCGCCTTTGACTTGGAATTCGTATCCTTTGATCAAAGAGTGCGTAATCTACATCATAGCTTAAAGATGTTCTGAAATCTTGAGAAAGATGCGAACAATCTTCCTCGCCGCTTTCTAGCACTACAGTTGCATTTTGTGTTGAGTTCTGAATCTATGGGTAACCATGATTCAGGATATGATGAGTGGCGGTACGTCTGTTGAAGAGACGCTGGAATTATGGGCGCGCTCGCTTCGGTCCGCCAAGGATCGGATGGCGCCGCTGTTCACGCAAAAACGTGTCGTAGATTCGGCCTGTGCTTTTCTTGATGTTTTGATTGGCAATGAACCACGCAAGACGGGATGGATGCGAGCGGAAGCCGCAGGAGATCCTGGTCCATGGCGGCAGCAGGCGCTTCTGGGACGCGGGCACTGGGATGCCGATGCCCTTCGTGACGTCGTCAGGGATTATGTGATTGAGCATCTGGGCACTGAAGAGGGCGTGCTGGTCATTGATGAGACCGGTTTTCTGAAGAAGGGTCAGGCGTCCTGCGGTGTGGGGCGGCAGTATACGGGATCTGCCGGCAAGATCACGAACTGCCAGATTGGTGTGTTTGGCGCTTATGTTTCGGAACGGGGGCATGCCTTTATTGACCGCGCCCTGTATCTCCCGAAAGACTGGACATCAAAGCCTGAGCGTCTGAAGCGGGCCCACGTTCCCGATGACGTGGTGTTTGCAACCAAACCGGCGTTAGCCTCGATGATGATTGAGCGAAGTATTGAGGCCGGTGTGCCGTTCCGCTGGGTTGCAGCAGACAGCGTGTATGGCGTGGGCGACGTAGAACGCACGCTTCGCCGGGCAGGAATTGGATATGTGCTTGGGGTCAAGGGCAATCACTGGTTCGGATCATGGGCAACGGAACCGCTGATTGCCGGAGAGGCGAAAGATATTGCAGCAGGACTGCCAGACCAGGCCTGGCGTCGTCTGTCAGCGGGGCACGGCACAAAAGGTGAGCGACTTTATGACTGGGCGTATCTTCCGCTTGCTGATCTGGATGCTGAAGAATTTGACTGCCCTATAGCCGGACCATGGACACGTGGCCTGTTGATCCGCCGAAACATCGCTGACGGGGACCTTGCCTATTTTACGACCTGGAGCCCGAAAGGGACAACCACGCAGGAACTGGTGAACGTTGAAGGGACGCGCTGGAGGATCGAAGAAGGGTTCGAGACGGCCAAAAACGAATTTGGTCTTGATCATAACGAGACCCGCTCCTGGCATGGTTGGCATCGGCATGTCTCTCTGGTCATGCTGGCCTATGCCGTCATGGCCAGTGTCCGTTACCAGGCAAACTCACTGAAACCGAAAAAAACACAACTCAGAACACGACAGTCCTTGTCCGCTGGTCCATTCAGGAGATCAGGCGCCTCGTCGTAAAACTTGCACAACGCAGACTACCCGTCTCTCACATCCTCAGATGGTCCGTCTTTCGACGAACGCATCAGGCCAGTGCTATCCGCGCTCACTCACGACACAAAATGCAACTGTAGTGCTAGTGTCAGGTTGTGAGACGTCATTGGGATGATGTAGCGTGGGCGATACCGCGTTATGCTTCGTTGTTTTCTTCCGTTTGCAGGGAGACCGAATGATGCTTCAGATCCACCCACAGGCACGCACGACACCGGCTGTCCGGGCTGAGATAGCTCGTTCGTCAGAACCGACATCCGTGCTCGCCAGACGCTACGGGATCAGCGATGAAACAGTCCGCAAGTGGCGCAGGCGTGGTTCGGACGCCTGTCAGGACCGCAGCAGCCGTCCCTGGAGGCTGGCCTGGAAAGCCTCGGAGGAGGAGCGCGCCATTGTCTGTCAGCTTCGGCGTTCTACCGGTTTTGGTCTGGATGATCTGACCTTTGTCTTACGGCATTTCCTGCCGCATCTGAACCGGGACAATATCTGGCGGATACTGAAAGACGCCGGATTGAACAGGCTGCCTCCTGTTCCAAAGGCCGGACCAGTTCGGGGACAGGGAAAGTTCCGCGATTACGATCCCGGTTATGTCCATATCGATGTGAAACATCTGCCAAAATTACAGACAGCAGATGGGGACCGGCGGAAACGTTTTCTGTATGTCGCCATCGATCGCTGTTCCCGTTCAGTGCACCTGGCTGTTTATGACGCGGAAAATGCGGATAATTCCGTTGATTTCCTCAATGCCGTCAAATCGGCCTTTCCTTTCCGGATCACCCATATCCTGACCGATCGTGGCTCCTGCTTTACAGCGGACGCCTTCGAAAAAGCCTGTCATGACATGGGAATCGACCGACGCCGGACCAAGGCTTACTCCCCTCAGACCAATGGAATGGTGGAACGCTTCAATGGCCGTGTCGCTACAGAAGTACTGCAGGTCTGTGTCTCAAACCATGAAGATCTGGAAATTCTGCTCAGAGGCTTCTGTTTCGCCTACAATCATCGCCCGCAGCGTGTTCTGGGCGGCATCGCTCCCGCCCAATGCATCATCTCATGGCTTGAAAAACATCCCGCGTCACGTAATCAAGACTATATCAAACCGGCTGGTCGTGACATCATGAAACAGGTCGACGAAATCCTTGATTACGCCAATGACGTCTCACAACCTGACAGCTAGGCGTGCATGGAGCGCCTTCCACTGGCGGCGTGCGCTTGCTTCCTTTCCAAGATCGCGACTGGAAATCAGCTTTAAATCATTGTACACTGGTGTTATAGCGTGATTAGCCATCGTCTTGCTACTCCAAGATTGTGGTCAGAAGGCCGCTGGTTCGGGGGAGCCGGGCGGCCTTCGTCATGTTAGCAGGGTTGCGCCCCGTTGGGTACGGGGTCGCAGGTGAAAAATTACTGATAATCACGGCAATATCTCCGTAATCGTCACCACTGTTTTTTGCGTGCATATACGTGCCGGAACGTGCCTGATTTCCAGCGTTATATGCGCTGGTCCATCATCCACAACGAAGCCTAGACCGCGCTTGTTTTTGACGCGTTGGCGCGCACCTTCTGTTCGCACCTGAAGCAACTTCGGCGTGGTCAGGCAATCAATAAGGCGTTTAGCACCACCCCAAAGATTATCCATATCAGGCTCATGCACCCCGTGGCGCTCGATCAACACGCGCGCCTTTTGCATAGGCTCTGATATTCTCTGCCCTATAGTGGCATGAGCAACTGCGCGCTGCATTCTGCGCTTTTCACGAGTGGACGTAGCCCAGTGCTGGCAAAGCGTGCGATTAGGGAGCGGATAAGCAAAGGGAAGCTCAAAGTGGATTGTTTTCATTCCACTGGCTCCAACTCATAATACGTTTTCTGACGTATTTTTAAAGCTTTCCAGAAACCCTTGGGGTATGCGCATCTGCCATTCAGGGCATCCGATAGATGGCTAGGTGAGCATCCAATGGCAGTGGCAGTGGCAAAAATACGTTGTGTTCCGTATATCTGCTTAATTCTGCGCTTGATATGCGGAAGAACACCATATCCATCTACCACAGGATTGTTCTGTGTACCAGTCATTCCCCACACTCCCTCGCCAGCCTATCCGCTCGCGCCTGCAATTTATCCGCCTTGATGTTCAGCCATTGGGCAAGCTCTCGGAAATAGAAGGCTCGATTGAGCGCACGGCAGGCACGCCAGCGGGTGATGCGGATGTGCCATTGAAGGAATAGTCGCCCCATTTGCGATCCCATTCTTCACTTTTGGCGCGATACAGGGCGGCTTGATGTTCAGACCGCGCACGCATCTGCGCCAGATGATTTCGGTAAAGCCGTTCTACATTCAAGAAAATGTGCGCTGGAATAACGCTCCATTCTCCATAGAACAGCCGCTTGATTTGCCCTTCCGTCAGCCCAGTCTTACGGGCGATAGAAGCGAACGATTGCTTCAGGCAGGAGCGTTCTCCGGTTGCGTCAACAACCTCACGCAACTGGCCCTGAACCTGCCGTGCAATAGCTTCAGGCGTCATGTCGTGACCCCTTTCTGCTCTCACGAAAAACTTTTCTCTCTCCACGGAATTCATCCCTGCCACATTCACGATTGTTGAGGTCGTGAACTGGAGAAACGATGAAGAAGGAGACTGAATTCGGAACTGTAGAATTCGGGGGCACATACTCCCCCGATTTACTGAATGCCTGCGATGCAGCCCCAGACATCCCGCACGGCACACCGTTCCTCTGGAACGCTATTGTGCGCAGCGCGATCATCTGGGCGCAGCTCAACCCCCACGCCACCATCAGGCAGCGCGTGCTTTTGCTACAGGACGTAGCCGACAAGCTGGGGGTTGATGCGGCGTGCATTGGATAGTCTCAGAACGGAATTTCATCGTCCAGATCGGGATTGCCTTGCGGGCTATCCCATCTACCGGACTGCTGATTGTTCTGGCTGCGGCCCTGCTGTTGGCGCGGGGCATCGCCTGCGTCTTTATTATCCAGCAACACCAACTCGCCACGATAAGCCGCAAGAACGACTTCCGTTGTAAAGCGCTCTACGCCGCCTTGATCCGTCCATTTGCGGGTTTGCAGGGAGCCTTCCAGATAAACCTTGCGGCCTTTGCGCAGGAAACGCTCGGCTACATCTGCCAGACGTTCATTGAAAATAACCACGCGGTGCCATTCCGTGCGTTCGCGTTTTTCGCCAGACGACTTGTCATTCCATGTGTCACTGGTGGCCAGCGAGAAAGACACGATCTTCGCACCGCTCTGGCTCGTGCGCACATCCGGATCTTTGCCCAGATTACCAACAAGCGTGACCTTGTTTACGGAACCAGCCATTACGCGCTCACCACTTTCTGGAATCCGGGAATGCGCCAGTGTTCAAGCCCACGCCATAAACCTTTCATGGCAATCGGGTACCCCGCTGGAAGCGGGCCGCCAAAAACCCCTCGAGAATTGTTTTTCTCGCTCTTAATAGGTTGCGGCTTGGCTTTTTCTGGAAACGCTATCTTTCGCGCTTCTGCTGTCCAATTAAATACCGTGGGAACACGAACATTTAATGCCTTGGCTATTTCTTCTGGAGAGGCCTTTTCCTTCATCATGCGCGCAACAATCGCTATGCTTTCGGCGCGCGTGCGTTTGGCCACTTTATTCTTCTGTTTTGTTTGGGAAATTTTCTGGGCTTTTGGCCCCAAATGCATCCCCACAAATCTAACCCGACACCAAAGCGCAGATTTTGGCCGCCCTAAAGTTGCAGCGATTGCATCCCAGCTTTCGCCGGCATTGGCCAATGCTTCTAGCTTTGCATCTTCTTCAGACGTCCATGGCTTGGGTTTGCTCATCACACACCCTCCCCGTCTGTACGGGTATGCGTACAAGGCCGCATGACTGGCTGGGTGTCTGGGACTACCGTTTCAGTGCGTGAGGGAGTCGTAACCTCCCCCACGCTTTCACCGTCTTTTGGAGAGGATGAAGTGTTATGAGTGCTGGGAACATCACCACCCGTGAAGGACTGATCCTTCAAATCGCCAACTACTTGGCTCTTGCTGATGGGAAAGAACTTCCCGCCCTCCCCGTCAGAGATGGACGAGTTACCCGAGCTGAAATTGAGGGATGGTTTAAGACTGCTCGCTGCCTCGTTGATGGTCGCACTGCAGGATATATGCCCGGCTAAGTAACCCTCAAACACTGAGGCATCCTCGACTATTTCGGATGCCTCAGGATTAATACGGGAGCGAGAAAGCTCCATGGCATGAGCTAAGGCAGTTTTACGGATATCTTCAATCATCGCGCCGCCTCCTGTGCTGGGGTGCGCTTGAACAGGTCGGGGCGCAGTTCTTCGCGGGGGATGCCGAAGATACGCTCAATAGTGGGACAATGATGTGGGGGGATGCGTTTCCACCCAAGAACGGTTGAGTGGGCGCGGAGACCGAGTTTCGTGGCAACCGCAGCACAGCCACCCGCTCTCTTGAAAAGCTCTTTAGGTTCCATGCCCCAAATGTCGCACACACCGACATTCTCGGTCAATAAAAAATGTCGCTAATACCGACTCGTAATTTTTCATTACATGCGAATGTTCACTTATGAATCATGCGGAAACAATGGGTGCCCGTCTCAGGGCGCTGCGGCGGGCTAAGGGTCTAGTGCAGGCGGCTGCCGCAGAGGCTATTGGAATAAGCCGCAACCATCTTACTGAAATTGAAAACGGGAAAGACCCTGGATTTCAGACATTTTGTGCCCTAGCTGATTTTTATCAGGTTAGCATGGACTACCTTTATCGAGGCATTCCTTCTCCGAACACGTCTGCGCAAACTCTCGATAATGCCGAGGAGGCTGCTTGGCTCGGGCTCTGGCGCGACATGAACGAGAAACAAAGGCGGATGGCGCTTGCCCTGATACAGGCCGCCATCGATACCGATGCTGCTTAACTCCTCGCCAGTGATTCTGTGTGCCCGTACCATGTGGCGAGTATGTCAGAACGAAACGGGAACAGCAAGGTGTAAGCGAAGATAATGATAAGCTTAATGCATTGCGATTCCACTGGATTTTTGAATACCCTCATAATGGTTGATTTTTATGTCAATTGAACGTATTTGTAAGCAGGCAGAACTAACAGGGTTATTGCAACGAGTCTTACCGCTAGCCCATAAACCGGCGCGACGAAGGCTCTTTGTAACAAAGGAGGCAGCAAAAGATTTAGGGGCGCATGGCGCAATTGCAGTCTTAGGCCTACGTCCCCAGGTTAGAGCTAGATTCGAAGAGTGGGTAACTGGCGAACAGATTTTATCCGAGGGAAATAGAAAGCCAGGGTATCTAAAACAGCTAGACGCTCCGCCTCACGAAATATGGGAATTTCGTATATCCACTCCGGTCAAAAAGGTTAGAGCTCTCGGCCGCTTTATGAAGGCTGATGCCTACGTTGTAACTGGCGTATACTTGCGTGATTTTCTCGGCAAGTACGGATCAAAAGAATGGAAGGATGCTGAGCAGCACTGTTTAGATCTGTGGAATACGATTTTTGGAAATATGCCGCCATGGAGCGGCAAAACTTACGCGGATTATGTGACGGAGAATTGTGATGAATTTCGTTTGGGAAGAATTCTCTCCGAAAGAGAACGCGAGCTACGGAGAAGAGCAGGCAAAAGGCGCTGCTCATCGCGCCGTTAGAAAACTCTTTGACCGCCGCATTCTCGAAGGAAAAAATCAGGAGCAAATTGCTGAATCTATCGGAAAAGATCCAGCATGGTTATCGCGCGTTATAAAGGGTCCTGCAAATTGGACTCTAAAAACTCTTGGCGCTCTTACGGTAGCACTAGATGGCGATCTTACTATAGACGTGAGAGCCGTAGAAGATTGCAGGGATCGTGCCCTTAGCAATTATGATGCTTATAAGGACTCGGTAGAAGATTGTCAGATTAACAAATCAATGTCTTTTCCCGTTAGTTATAGCGAAGACCTATCCCAAAACATTAATGAAAAAGGATTAGAGAATTCAGATCCTTCTTTAGAAAAAAGCGCCCCACTTTTATTTGCAGCAGGATTTTCATCGTGACTAATAAACCGTTTGGAATGACCATTTTCTGCGATGATATACGTCAAGAAACTAATGGGAACTTTATTCTTATCGGGGCAAATCCACGCGAAGAAATAATTTTCAATAAGGTAAACAATGCTCACTGCATGATACCTCTATTGGGTTTTTATGTGAAAATTTATATACCAATAGATTTGAAATTTCATTCAATAACTGTTTATGCACGCCAAGAGGATAATGAAACCAAGAAAACTTTGTTTAAAATTGAACACACAAAAGAAAATTTTCCGTCCGCTCCCCCCAAGAGTCACGACAATAAACCTTTTTATGCAAAATTAACATTTGTACAGCGTATTCCTGGAATAATATGTCACCCTAATGGTCTCATTAAGGTTCGAATGACTATTGATGAAGGTAAGCCTATCCCTTTAGGAATTATAATTTATAAATTTGCAGAAAAACAAAATCCTTAATATGATTATTTTATAGCTTATCCCCGGCCTAACCAGCCGGGATTTTTTGCCCAATCCCTGCCCTTTTCTCGCCCAAGCACGGGCAAAGTCACCTGCCAACCTCCTCTTATCTAATAAGAGGACAAGGTCAGATGAAACGCATTTCCTACTACGTGATCGACATTACCAGACAGGCTTTCTCGCTCCTGTCTGTGTCTAGATGGTTCGGTGTAGAGCGCATGATGGCCTACGCTCCACGGCATTAATCTAAGCTCATTTTATCCCGCCCCAAATTCGGAGCGGGATATTTTTTATGTGCCAATGTCGTAATGTGCGACATTTCTTGTTGACAAGATATGTCGGTATAAGCGACATAATAACCCATCACGAACGAAAGGTGATGGGCGATGAACGCTTCTCTCTCAATTCTCGGGACGAAGATACGGCAGGATGCGGAAGGCCGGTTCTGCCTGAACGACTGCCATAAGGCAGCAACCGCTGCGGGCCATGATTATAAGGCTACGCAGGTCGAGCACTTTACGCGCAATGCATCAACGGAAGGCCTCATTCAGGAACTCCTCAAAAATGGGGAATTAGAATTTGAGCCTGTTTCTTCCAAGGCTGGCCGATACGGCGGAACCTACGCGGTAAAAGAACTAGTCTACGCCTACGCCATGTGGATCAGCCCAGCGTTCCACCTCACTGTCATTCGCGCTTTTGACGCACTGGTAACGGGCCAGATCGCTGCGCCCGCACTAAGCGAACAGGAAATTGTCGCACGGGCGTTCCAGATCACAGCACGACAGGTTGAAGAGCTTAAACAGGAAAACGCTATTCTTGCACCTCAAGCTGAGGTCGCCAGAAAGATCGCAGACAGTGATGGCCTCTACACGCTGAACCTGTCAGCCAAAGCCGCAAATATGCAGCTCAACCAGTTCACGCGTGCAGCGCATGCAAACGGATTCATCTTTAAGCAGAACGGAAAATGGAATGCCTATTCTGACAAGGTGAAGGCTGGATATTGCTACGTAAAGTTTCACCCATACCGCGACCGTGACGGCGATGAGCGCTTTAGCCCGCAGGTGTTTTTCACACCAAAAGGCATTACGCGCCTCGTCAAAATAACCGGCCAGCACTGAGGGTAAAGCAAATGGAACAGACACAGACGGTCGAGCAGAAGGCTCCCGACATTTACACGCACAATGCCGCGAAAGATAAAAACGCACGCGATCTGATTGATGGTGCGCTGAAGCCTTATGGCGCTCGCATAACCAATGATGGACGCATCCAGAAAGGCAACAAAGAGCCATCTGGGATTTATGTGACTGCTAGCAAGGGTCGTATCCGCTTTCGCTATGAGAATGGCTCAATGGCTATGAGTGGCCCCGTGGAAGCTAAAACTGTAAAGGATTTCGTAGAGAAATATTGGTTTTGGGCCCCGGTAAAAGGGCGCTCAAAATGAAGATGCAAAAGGCCGATTGGCGCGTTCTGGAAAAGGCCAGCAAGCGAGAAATTAGCATTATCGGAGCATTTGGTGACGGGAAACCTGTCGATATAAAATTCGATGGCTTTGATCGCCGCAGCATCATTGAACGCAATATTGCGCGCGGTTTCATCATGCCGGGTGAATACTTCAACAAATACAAAATAACCAAAGCTGGTTCTGATGAATTGGATAGGCATTACCGCGCCATCCAAGAGCGAAAGAAATCACGCGAAGAAAAACGCAAAAAGAAAGGCGCTGCATAATGTCCGGCACAATCCACAAAGACGGCATCCCTGAACGCATCGGAAGTGGTGCGCGGGATGTATGCGACTGGTTGCAGTTTACGGCGCTGGGGAAGTTGTTCTGTCTGGCTGTGTTTTTCTACGGCTTGTTCGCGCTCATCGTTCTCACGGAGCCGGGCCGCAAAATTGCTGAATACCTGATCGAGCTGGTCGTCATGATCGGCTGCAATCTGTTCGGCGCTCCCTACCCCTACTGATGCCGCAATGTTTCCCGCTGTCCGCAGCGGGTTGCATGGCCGCATTGGCCGAATGTTTCTCCACGCTAGGAGTAGAAAATGGCTTACACAAACAAGGCGTACGCAAACGCCGTGCGTGATGGCATGTTTAATACGGATGATGTGCCGGAGCATGTAGCGCGTGAAATCCGCGAATATGAAGCGGCAATATATCAACACTGCCAGATCATCATGCGCATGCAGCGGGATGAATTTTCAGACCGTGGTTTTGCAGACACGATGATTGATTATTCCGAAGAAGCTATCGGCGATATTGTCTGTGCTATGCGTGAACTGCGCGAAAAGCAGAAGGAAAGCATTAAGTCTGCCGCCCTGTCGCATAATGACGACATGCGCAAAGTTGCGGAGTGTGCGGCATGAGCGCGTGGAATGAACACGAATCGGTCGTGCACTCTCTCATCCTGCAGCATGTCCCAGATGATAAACGCGACATGGCAATGAAGGCACTTTCCAATCTGACACGCGAATACGTGCGGCTGGAATTGCAAAACCGGGACGCCATGGAAGCGGTGAGGCGTGCGCATCCGTTTCGTGCTCTGGAGGCTGCGTGATGGATGCCGTCCTCGCAACCCTCAACAGAGCGCACGCTGATTACATGCGTGAAGCTATGCAGGCGTGGAACAGCCAGATCATCGCATCCAGAGCGAAAGGAGCCAATACAGACGCCTGCGCCCTTGAAGCTATTGGTGCGGCTGAGGATCTGGTGCGTAAGGCAAAGATGGCAGCAGAGCTTCTGCGCTCAGAACTCGCAAAGACGATGCAGCAGGACGGCGTAACAGGTTTTCAGTCTGACAACTGGAAGGCCAGCCTGCGTGAGCGGTTGCCAGAGCCAATGGTCACGGATGAAAAGGCGCTTCAAACCGCCCATCCCGAACTTTGGAAGCCACAGCCGGATAAGTTCCAAACCACAGAAATGAAGAAACTGGCCCGGAAGCAAGATTTGCCCGGCGTCACAATGAGCAATGGCGGCGCTCCCGTTTTGGTTGTTAGCGCCCGGAAGGATGGTTGAAATGAGTAATGCACTGACATCACATGCACCCGTTTTGCAGATCAGCACATTCAATGAGCTGTTCACGTTTTCAAAAATGGCAGCAAACTCAGATCTGATGCCCAAGGACTACAAGGGTAAGCCAGAAAACATCATGATCGCTGTGCAGATGGGTTCTGAACTTGGCCTGGCCCCCATGCAGGCTATCCAGAACATTGCCGTGATCAATGGGCGTCCTAGGGCCTGTTAGGGCTTGATCCAGTCTGCTGCGGCAGCGATGTGGATGACCGCGAGGAACGACGTTGCTGTTTTTTCATATCTGGTTGCGACAGCGCGCCACTCCTTGAGGCGAGCCCAGAGGTTCTCAACGAGATGCCGACACCGATAGGCCCATTTGGGGCAGGCGACCGGGCCATCGCGTCGTTTCGCGGGAATGGCTGGCCGTGCTCCCATGTCCCATATCCGTTCACGCATGGCGTTCGACGCGTAGCCCTTGTCCGCTACTACCCACAGGGGAGTGGCGGGAAGGCTGTCGAGCATGGCTGGTGCCAGAGGCAGTTCATGAGCCTGTCCAGGGGCCAGCGCAAAACCGAAGGCTTTTCCATGTCCATCAGCGATCACGCAGACTTTTGTGCCATAGCCGCCGCGAGAGCGGCCAAGTGCTTCACGATGGTCTCGCTCTTCGAAAGAGGCCCCTTTTTTTGGGCTCCCGCCGCTTTGTGGTGAGCCCTGATGTTTGTGCCATCCAGAAAAGTCATTCCGAATGCCACTCCCTGTTGTTCCTGAACCAGTGCGAGCAGCCGCTCCCATACGCCGAGCTTCGCCCAGCGGATGAAAAGCTGCGCAGCCCGCCACCACGGACCCAGTTCAGCGGGGATACTCCGCCATTTCGCGCCATTCTCATGACGCCAGAAAATCGCTGCTATCGTCCGCCGCAGATCATGTGGCGGCGTCTTGCCCCTCGGGCGAACCTCCTCAATCAGAGGTTCCCAGATCGCCCATGTCTCGTCCGTAAAGGTGCCTGTTCTGTCTCCTTCTTCCATCCCTACAATATGGGAAGAAATTCAAGATCTAACAGGCCCTAGTGTTTGGGGTGATGCCATGCTGGCGCTTGTGCGTGGATCCGGCAAATGCGCTTCGGTTAAAGAATACTTTGAAGGAGAAGGCGATAACCTTCGCGCTGTATGCGTTGCCAAGCGGATAGATGGTGATGAAGTAATAGGCGATTTCAGTATTGCAGACGCCAAACGAGCGAACCTCTTTGGCAAGCAAGGGCCATGGCAGCAATACACGCGCCGTATGCTTCAAATGCGTGCCCGCGGCTTTGCTCTACGCGATGCTTTCCCAGATGTTCTGCGCGGCCTAATTTCTGGCGAAGAAGCACAGGATATTCCGGCCGAGCCAGTGGATGTAACGCCTAAGCCAGCACAGCAGCGTGTTGCGCCACCAGTTGACCACATCGCCTTATTCCGCACGCGCTTGGAAAAGTGCCCTGATGTTGCGTGCGTAGATAGCCAGTGGAGCCTATGGCAGACCACTATCGCTCGGGCTCAGGAGGCAGGCCGTCCGATCAGTGAAGAAGTGCAGGAAGCTGTGCAGGACATGATCGCTGATCGCCGCGAGGAACTGGACAAGAAAGCTGCCGAAGCCCCTGTTGATGGAGTGCCGGCATGATCCTCTTTTTCGATACGGAGACTACAGGCCTCCCCGACCGGTACACTCCCCTCAATTCCGACCGGCAGCCGCATTGCGTGCAGCTTGCGGCCCTATTGACGGAAGACGATGGCACAAAACGCGCAAGCCTGAACCTGATCGTTCATCCTGATGGGTGGACGATACCGGAAGCGGCAGCAAAGGTTCATGGTATTACAACGGAAATGGCTCAGCGTTGCGGTGTGCGTGAAGCGATCGCAGCCGCGGCCTTCTATGATCTGACCAAAAAGGCCGATCTTCTGGTTGCACACAATATCAAATTCGATGTGCAGATCATCGACATTATGTTTGCGCGTGTCGCGCGTGGCTGGCGTCTGCTGGGCGAGAAGTTCTGCACAATGGATGCAGCCGCCCCGCTGGTGAACCTGCCACCAACAGCACGCATGATCGCTGCTGGCATCGACAAGCCCAAATCACCGAAACTGGAAGAATGCATCAAGCACTTCTTCAATGAAGAACTCGAAGGCGCGCACGATGCCATGGTAGACGTTCGGGCCTGCGCTCGTCTGTTCTTCCATCTGCGTGATGTGGAAGGAACTGGAGCATGACCCAGAAACTAAAAATCCTCGGCCCCTACACGCCAGAACATGAGGGGCCTTATGCCTTCAATGGTGAGGTGTGCGTGGTTCATGCTGTTTTGGGGCAGCTTGCTTTCATTAGCAGGCCCGAAAGTAATGAAGGGTTTATTGCTTGCCTGTTGGATATAAAGAACGCCGAGGAAGTCCCGCAGCCGCGTGAATTCTGGATGGCGCTTAGCAATTCTGGTGGGCGCATAACATGCACAAGCCCAGAACAAGCGCATCAGGCGTTTACACCAGAGTATAGAAAAGAAGTAATACACGTCCGCGAAGTGCTGCCGGGAGAAGGCGAATGACCGAAACCCGCGCACCGTTTAACGGGAAGAAGAAAGAGCTCGTGGTGATCGGGTATGTCCCTGCGGGTAAAATTTGGGAAAGCCGTCACCGTGTTGCTCAATATATCTACCGTGAGAAAAGCTTCCCAGAAATTGCAGATGTTGCAGTTTGCTACGCAGATGAAGCAGAAGCTGCGATTGCAAAGTGCAAAGACAGAATTGCAGAACTGGAGGCAAAATTAGCGACTGAAAGCAAACGCAGCTTTAATGCTGGCTACCTGATTGCCTGTTGCAACCTATGCAATACGCATAACGAAGAAAGCATAGCAGCAGATGCAGCAACAAAAGCCCATATCGTGCCGTACAACATACCAGCCGACCGCATGCGAGTGGCAAAGAACACTCTGCACTGCTGGAAGGGTGGCGCGCTTTCCGATGAAGATGCAATCGGTATGATTGTTTGTGCTGTTGCTAGCGCACCATTGAAGGGAGGCGGGAATGGGTGAGACGCTGCCTGATCTTATGACGCTGAAGGATGTGTTGCTTAAGCTAAAAGGTATCGTAGGAAAGACATACCTCTCCCGGCACCTGAAAGACCATCCTGAATACAATGGCCAGCCAACGCACCGGCGCATTGGCGGAAAGATCGTATTCTACCCAGAAGATTTACCACGCCTTATCGAAAGCCTTGAATGTCGCTCAAAATCGTCTCACGCAAAGGAAGGGAAACGCTATACGTCCGCGGAACCGTCGGCGGACAGAGCATATATGAAAGCACAGGCACAAATAACCCGAAGCATGCAGAGGCTTACCGCGCGAAAAGAGAAGCGGAACTCTGGCAAGAAAGTGTTTATGGAAAACGTGCCGTTGTAACATTTGCTTCGGCTGTTGCGGGGTATGAAAAAGCTGCGCCCCGCAGCAAAACAACCCTTCTTCACCTTTCCCGATTACTTAAGCATTTCGGTGATCGAAAGGTATCAAGCATAAATCAGACTGATCTGGATGCAGCTTACGAGGCAATACTGACCAAAGGATCTGCAGCATCCTCTGCCACAAAGATCAGGGCAGTTCTCACACCATTGCGCGCCGTTCTGGAATATGCGGCCGTGCGTGGATGGTGCGATAAGCCAGCATTTGAGCGCCCAAAAGTTGAACAAGTGCGCATGCTGTTTCTGCGGCCAGATGAAGCAATACGTCTAGTGAATGAGGCTGCTCCTCATATCAGGCCCCTACTCGTCTTTCTGATCGGTACAGGTGCGAGAATGTCAGAAGCCCTGGAGCTGGAATGGAAAGATTTAGACCTAGAAGCTGCTCGGTGCGTTGTTTGGCAAAAGCAGGGCAATGAACGCCATATCGACCTACCGCCTGTAGTGGTTCTGGCTCTGAGTGGAATACCATGGAGGACAGGCCGGGTATTTCGTCCAGCCTATAAGCGCCGCGATAAGCAAGGCATAACACGCTGGGCAATTGGTGAGCATTATCACGATACTGAACGCACAGGCGGCGGCCAGATCAAAAGTGCATGGATGGCAGCCTGCAAACGCGCGGGATTTCCCGGGCATGAAAGAACGTGGCAGCCAAAGAATGAACGGTGGCCACGCACTCAATTCGTTCCAGACCTCACACCCCATTGCTTACGCCACACCTTTGCGACATGGCATTACTGCCTACACAAAGACCTGATCGGCCTAAAAGAAGAAGGTGGATGGCAAACCATCACCATGGTGGCCAGATACGCCAAGAAGATGCCTGAGCATTACCGGCCAGCGATTGAGCGTTGGCTGAATTACCGGATGTGGCCAGAAATTACCGATTGCGTGCCATATCCGGGCCAGTTGGTTTATGATGAAGAATAG